GGTCATGATTAAGAGTCCACGGCGATGGCCTGACGATCACCGACTCGCGCCACATCTTCGACCTTCAAAGAGGTGATGGCTTCGGTGTACTTTTGCTGAAAAACCTGCCGTGCATCATTCTTGAGGAATGGCATGGCCTGGAGCAACGTCCCATAAAGCATGGCATTGGGGGCGTTTTGAGTCAGCCAGTTGGTCTGGTTTGTTGAACTCAGGGGGGCGATGCGCTCGTAGTACAGCACTTCAAAGTTGTATGCCTGACTGGGGGTGGGGGCCACATACCAGTGCTCATAGTCCGTGTCGGCATAGTATTGAGGCAGACCGGTTTGTGTTTCATTTGGCCAGTAGTTGCGCAGGTACTCATACTTGCGCAAATAAACAGGCTGAGTGGAAGTGCCGGTATCGATGGTCATGGACACCGTTTTGCGCCACCGTGCAGGCTTCACAATCACCGGGTTGTTAATGTTCATGGTCGCATTTACAACCTGCAACTGACCCAATGTCTTGATCTCCTGCGCGATCTCAAATTCGCACAGGGTGATAAAGGTCGGAATGGCGTTTACAACGGCGGCATCTTGGCGCTCCAAATACTGAAGGACAGTGGAGGTCAGGCTGTCATATGTCATCACCCAGGACGGCGTCATTTCATTCCTTTCGGTTCGGTGCAATTGTCACACCAGATGGTAAGTACATCAAGTGCGCTCAACTTAGGAACAAAGCACGCTCATCGATGCGGCGATTCTGCAAGCCTTTGAGGATCTTCCCCCCGGCCATGCAGTACTTCAGGAATTCTTCCCCAGCACTCGTTTTATCGCCCCGAAGCAACTTTTGACGAAGCGTTGAACGCTGGAGTGTTCCAAGACCGACATTAAAACTAAAGCTAACAAGGCTATCATACATACCTTGTGTAAGGGGAACGGGGCAGAACTGAGCCACCCCACGCTCAAACCTTGCAAGATCGCTTCTGAGAATCCCATCGACTTCATCCTTTGTCCACACACGATTGTCTTCCGGGCGCAAAAGAAACTCGTCACGATTTTCGACCTTGAGTTTTCCTTGCTCAGGGTACATGACATGGCCCACGCCAATTGTCCAAAGCTTTGCAGGGCATTTGTAGGGTTTATACCGGATGCCCTCGTGGTGCTGGATCATGGCTATTGCCTTGGGGCTGACATTCATTTGCCAAACGCCCTGCCGCCAAAGTGGAAGGCGATGATCGAGGCGAACAGAGCCTGGGTTTCGTCATCCCACAGTTGGTTTGCCATTTCCGCAAAGCTCACACTGCTGTTGAAGCCGTGCCAGATCAGGGCGCAGTCAATGCCCACCAGAAGCAGGAAGAAGCCGTAGGTAATGACTGGCCGTACCGATGCCCTCAGATTCTTCATCCAGACGCTTGTGCCCTCGTTTAAAGCCGTGTCGTGGGCGTATATGGCCTGCATCTCAGCCTGCTGTGCGCCGATCAGGGCTTGCTTATCGTTGGACTTGGTTTCCATCTCCAATTGTTCGGACTTGATGTGTTCGACCCGCTCCTGGGCTTCAAACCCCAGTTTGCGCATCTCCAGTTCCCGCTGGATTTGAAGCTGGGCCAGGGCCATTTCGTGCTTTTTGTCACTGCGGTCTTGGAAAAATTCCAACAGCTTGGGCAAGCCGCCCATCAGGAAAGAAATCAGGGTTGAAAACAGGGTCAGCATCAAGGGCTCCTTTTGGTAAGCATGGTGGCGGCGATCTCCATCATGGAGACTGTTCCGCTCAGGTCTTCAGGTTCACTCTTGAACCCAACGGTAATTTGTCCAACGAACCGGGATAGCTCTGGTGGGACTGATGTTCGGCAAGTGAAGGCAACGCCTTGTGCCGTGTACCACAGGCCAACTTCGGATTGTGGTTTGAGGTATTCACCACACGGGGTTTCGTTTGCCATGAGCTTGATGACATCGTGGTTGTTTGCCGCATTGGAAGTAAATAAGCCAACATCAATCCCTTCAACAGATTTATCCCGACCCTCTCTGGTGTACGCCCGGTGAAGCACCCGACTGCCAAACAAGGGGTTGACCTTGAACACCGCCACCACAGTCGCTGGTGTCTGCTTGAACAGCATCCCAGCCGCATCCTCGACCCGCTCCTCATTGATGGACGGGAGCTTCCGATTTTCTTTGTATGCGCCGATCAGGAACTCTTGGTTGCTGTAGACGAAGTACCCGGCAAAAGCCACCACACCCATCACCAGGATGGCGATCAGCTTGAATGGGCTGTCCACATAGGCCAGCACCTTGCTCAAGGTGTCATTTGGGTTGAGCTTCTCTTCTGGCATCTTCTTCGACTTGTTTTCGCAACTTTTCGACCTTCTCCATTTGAGCCTTGGCCTCTCGCTTCACCACCATCGTATCCACATACATCATCCCAACAAGGGGGAGCACGAGCACAAAGACCAGTGCAAAAAGGATCAAGACAAGTATGTATCCAAGCGATCCCGACGATGAAGACTGATCAGCCACATCAGGCAGACTAGGTAGGCGACCACGAAAGCTACCAGCACCGTTTCCAGCACCTTGTCCAGTATCTGATTTTTTAACCTTTGTCGCCGCCATGCCTTCACCCGCTTTTCGTGCAATTCACGAGCCGCCTGTTCCGATTTCTGATCCAACAGCCGTTGATACTCTTCAACGATTTCCCGCCAGAGATCGGGCATCCCCATCTCCCAGCGCACCATTCTCTCAAGATCGGCATAGAACTGCTTGGTCTGCCGCAGATACATCACATTGTCTATGGCTTGTGTGGCAAGGTCGTCTTTGATTCCCTTCTTCCTGTTGTCTTCCCGTTGAACCTCGGCCTTTTCGTGGCTGGTTTCCAGTTCCGCTTGACCCTTGAAGAAGCTTGACAGCGCCTCACCGACCTCGCTGGTGATCTTGGTCAGATCATTCCCGGTCTTCTTCAAGTCCTGATAAACAGCCACACAGCCTTTTATGCCCTCATATGCTGATTTGCACAAGGCAAAGGCCGTGATGGGGTCAATTTCATATCCCCAGGATCTTTTTGACAAACTCTCCCGCAACCCCTGGGCCAAACAGCACAGCCACGATCAGCAGATACAGCAGTATCTCAATCTTGGTCATGCGCTTGTCGCCATCCCGCAAAGAGCGATCAATTGAGTTGTATCGCTCAGTGCAAATGGCTTCGTGTACAGCCAAACGGATTTCGACAGAGTCTGTCATCATTGAACCACTTCTACCGGTTGTTCAGTCGTCAATGACTGCTTGAGCATGTTGAAGAATGTGTCACGTCCAACTTGAAGTTGATCCAAATTGAACCGTGCTGAATTCACCTTGCGCTCCAGATCAACCACATGTTCCAGCATCATCTTCTGCTGGTCAGTGAAGGTATCCGTGTCATATTCAACGCCATCAATCGTGAGTTGGGGTTTTGTGTTGTTGCCCATCTCTTACTCCTTGAATGCCGCCATCAGGGGCTGGCGGCTTGCCCTTATGCCGAAGCCGCTTGCAAAGGGGCCAAGTCTTCCGTTGTCCAGAAATCCTTTGCCAGCATGATCTTCAAATGCTCTTTGTTACGTGATAAGCAGTCTGCCCACTCAGCATCTTCCATGCCTTCGGGCTTGCCAGCATTGATGAGGTTCACGCTGTCCATTGCGGCACTGTAGTGCTTGGCGATTTGTTCTGCGGTGATTTCATTTTCCATTTTTAGGCTCCTTTGGGATACTTGGCTTTGACTGCTTGGCAAGCGGCGATGTACGCATCAATCTGCGCTTGGTCACCCTTTACCACTGCATCAAGATAATCCGTGATTGGTGGATATTCTTGCTGTCGCTTTGCTTTGTACGCATTGGCTTCCGCCTGTGCGAAAAATAATGCAATTTGTTCTTTGGTGAAAATTGATGTGTTGATCATATAAATCCTTATCCAGTGTATGCGCCAGTTACCACAATAGCGCTGTAATTCATAGATGTTGTTTTACCCGCCGTTACAGTTAAAAATGAAGAAGTAAGCCCAAATGTAAAACTATAACCAGAACTATTATGTGGCAAACCAGAATTTATTACAGTGACTGTATAAGTGCCAAATGCTTGAGTTAAAGATAAAATAAAATAGCCAGCGTAGCCGCCATCTAAGCTATTTGAACCAGTAACCACCACCGTCATAACTGCGGAATTTACAGCACTGACTACGGGGTATATGCTTTTAATTGGCACTAAATTGTAGGCTACACTAGCAGTCAAAGATGCAACTGCAAAATTGTAATTTGTGTTAACCGCATTTTGAGAATAATACTTTGGAAACCCATCCCCATCAGACAGCACGATAGCGTTGTTTGATGTAAGGATGTTTATGCCTTCTTGATTGCCGCTGTAAGCTCCGAGGATGGTGTTCTTTGAACCAGTGGTCATTGACCCGCCGCAAGCCGTACTTCCAGTACCAAACGCTCCGACAAATGTGTTGTTGCTTCCCGTTGAAGAATAACCAGCGCCGTATCCAACATGAAGGTTTGACCCGCCAGTTGAGGAATACCCCGCAACACCGCCTAAAAACACATTGTTTGCGCCTGTGCTATTCGTATACCCCGCCTGATAACCTACAGCAGTGTTGTTTGAAGCTGTGGTGTTGGAGAGAAGGGCATCTTTACCCATAGCGGTATTAGATGACCCTGTGGTATTCAACACTAAAGAGTTTTGGCCCAAAGACGAATTTCCAGTTGCTGTAGTTGTATCTCTTCCAGAGCCTGAACCTACTGCTGTATTGTAGTTACCTGTATTTGTTCTTAATGCACTCCAGCCTAATGCAGTTGTTTCTGTGCCAGTAACATTTGAGTAACTTGCTTGATAACCTACAGCAGTGTTGTTAGAGGCTGTGGTGTTGGCTTGAAGGGCCAAATAACCAATAGCCGTGTTATTTGCTCCTGTAGTGTTGGCTAAAAGTGATGAAAACCCAAAGGCCGAATTGTATGACCCAGTGGTGTTTAACTTCATCGTCTCACGACCAAAAACGGAATTTTGCTGGCCTGTGGTATTTGTGTATAAAGCAGCCGAACCAACAGTAGTGTTGTAACTTCCTGATGTGGTTCCATAACCCGCTTGATAACCTACAGCAATATTTTCAACCCCACTCGTATTAGCCGCCAAAGCACTAGCACCCACCGCAGTGTTGGTGGATACAGCACCTGCGCCAAGACCTACAGTGAGTCCTTGAATGGTTGCTCCACCAACCACGGTGAGAAAACCAGTGGAAGCAAGGCGCATACGCTCTGCATAAGAGCCAGCAAATCCTTGCCAAACAAAATCCCCATAGCCGCTTGCGTTTTGCACTGTGCCAAAAAACTCTTGGCTTGTTGCCCCCGTGTTGCTGAAGTTGATACCCGCATACCTGCTGGTAGCGTTGGTGTAATTGACTTTAATCTGCCCACCAACAAAAACCGCCGCGTTATATGCAGTCGTTGCTGTGTTATCAACGCGAAGAATAGGCCCGGTTGTAGGGGCCGTTGATCCATTAACTTGTAAAGTAGTCCCGTCAAACAGCAAATTAGCAGAGTCAGTCAGCAACCCGGCGGTGGTGGCGTAAGTGACACGACCAGAAGTCAAGCTAGAGAATGTGATGGAGCCAGACGATGTGATGCCAGTCAAGCCAGTCAGAATACCTGCATCACTCAAAATACCAACAGAGTTCTGAATTAGCTTGCCGGTAGTCAAGTCAAAACGTGCCAGAGCATTGTCAGTGGCTGAGGCTGGCCCAACCACATCACCCAATGATCCTGCGGCAGAAGCCAGCAACGTGACCGTGCCAGAACTGTTTTTGTAATACAGCTTGCCATCAGCATAGTTGAGCGCCAACTCAGCACCCAATGCACTGCTTGTCAAATTTATCGCCAGGGGGACGTTTGTAGCCGTGCCGCTTGCGTAGACCAGGATCGGGGTGTAGCCAGTTTGTGCCATGTTTCTTCCTTAGAATGCGCCACCCGCCAAACCACCAGTGATCTGGCCTGTTGACGGGTTGCAGGTTATCGACGAGTTTACCAATTGCCCAAGATTTCCGGTAGTGGCTGACACGAATGTCAGATAGTTGGTGGCATTGGTTGAATTGGCGGTGATCGCCGTGTTTGTTGCATTGGTTGCGTTTGTGGCCGTCCCAGTCAAAGATGCAGTGATCGTCCCGGCAGTGAAGTCGCCCGATGCGTCCCTGGCAACAATTGCACTGGCCGTGTTGGCGCTGGTTGCCGTGGTGGCGCTGTTGGACACCTTCCCCGCAGTGGCAATGGTCGCCAAGTAAGTGTCGGTGATCGCCGTGGCGTTCCAAGTTCCTGCCGTCAGTGTCCCAACCCCAGTGATTCCGGTGTACGAGCCTGTGATGTAAGCAGAGCCCACAGTCCCAGAGGTGATCTGGTTGCCGTTGATCGCAATTGGCGTGGTCGCCGCCAAAGTCAATTGGCCCTGGGCGTTGACCGTAAAAGTCCCCACCGATGAAGCCGACCCATAAGCCGCCGCCGTCACCGCTGTGTTGGTGATGCTGAACTGAGTGCCCGTCAGGGTCAGGCCAGTGCCAGCGGTGTATGCGCCAGAGCCTGAGAACTGAATCCATGTCACCGGGCTTGTGCCGACAACGGTCACCGGGTCGGTTTGCACCCAGCCAGTGTTGCCGTACAAAGTGCCGTTTGAGACAAAGGTGAAGTCACCGCTTGCCATCTCGGCGGCAGTGTCAAAGTCGGTTGCACGGGTGAGGACTGTGCCCCCAGTCGCCCAGGTGTAGATGCCGTTGTTGGCTTGCGTGGCTTCGTTCTTCACGAGCACACGGTCGCCATTGAGTAGCGTGTACCCATCCAAGGTGGTCAAGGCCACCGACAAGGTCAAGGTCGCCCCAACACCAGCCGTGCCGTTGTTGTAGGTCACCGTGCCGCCAGTGATTGATGCAAGGGTTCCAGGGGTTGCCGCCGCACAAGCCGCATGGACATGAAGCCCCTCGGCCACCGCATCCACATACTGCTTGGTTGCCAACTGCAAAGCAGAGGTCGGGTCTTGCGTCACAGCAACGGAAGTCAGCCCACCCAGGGTCAGGCTTGAGCTTCCCAAGCTGATTGCGGTTGTACCAACGGTCAAAGATGAGTTGGTCAGGCCAGAATTGGGGATGTTGGAAAACGTGTTGGTTAAACCGCTGATCGACTTGCCGATCAGGGTCTGAGTTCCACCTAAAGTCACCACAGTGGAATCAATCGATATTGTTCCGGTTGTGGTGATGGGCCCACCAGTTAAACCAGTGCCGGTGGCAATGTTGGTGACGGTGCCAGTTCCGCCAACTGCCGCCCAATAGGTCAAAGAGCCATCAGTGGCCAAAACACGACCGTTAAACCCGGTTTGACTGGGCAAAAGATTGGTCAAGGCACCATTTGCCGTGCTTGCGCTAGTGCCGCCACGAGCAATGTTGAGCGTGCCTGAGGTGATCTGTGTGGCAGAAATGCTGATTGCGGTGTCCGTCACCAAGGTCAATCGACCATAGGTGTCCACCGCAAAGACCGGAACAATACTTCCAGATCCGTAGGTTCCTGCAACCACACCAGAGGCTGACAGCCCAAAAGTTGGGTTGCCGCCAGACCCCGTCCCATTCGTGATGGATATTTGGCCGCTCACACCGGTCAACGTCACCGGGCTGAATGTTCCGCTGGCCGTGGCCAAAATGCCCGTGCCGGTTATCCCGGCCACGTTGGACAACACGGCACCAAGGCCGATTGTGGGGTCACCAGCCACTCCATCGCCATTGGCAATGGTAAGACCTGCATTGACCGCCAAAGTGCGCCCTGTGAGCGTATTTGAGCCCGTTTTGACCTGTATACCGGTGGGGCTGGAGTTTAACGACAAGGCCGCACCAGTCAGGTTGATCTGAAGGGTTGATCCTGCGCCGTTGTCAGTGAGCGACAAACCGCTACCGGCGGCAATTTGCCTTGCATTGGTCAACCCAGCAGTCGATCCAACCGTCAAGAACGGGTAATTCAATGCCCCTGCACCAGAAATAGCGGCGGATGTGGTCTGTACAGTCACTCCATTTTGGACGATTGGTACAGCTTCCGTCCCAGTCAACGCCTGAGCCTGTGGGAGTTGGGTGATGGTAATTTGTGCCATTTCAGTTGCTCGGTGTGATGATGTTGGTGTTGCCGTTTTGCTGTGGTGTGGTGGTTCCGTTTTCCGTGCTGATGTACACCTCGGTTGGATTACCCCCAGGGATGTTGGTGCCTGTTGGCGTCACCACCATACCATCATCATTTACCGCAACGCTAACATCGGGCCGTGGAAATTGCAAAGTGATACGCTCAGTCTTCCTCGCCGGTAACCGGTATGGATCTTTTTGATCCGCACAACCCTGCTGGCACACCTTCAACCCAGGAAAATTGGGGTCGGGCATGGCCTCAATAATTGCCCTCTTCATCCTGCAACGGTCGCAGATGAAGATTGCAATTACTGCATTGCCTTCGGTGTTGAGGAACCTTGGCATCAATTATCTCGTGTACACGCTGATGTTGGGCGCGTAGTAGATCGGCGACTTGTCGCGGTTCTCAGCCTCAGCCATCTGGAAATACTTCTCAGCTTGGCCTTCCAGGTACTGAATCCTAACAAGCTCAACCTTGGGCAAGAGCAAGCCCATCTGGTGAGCCAGCATCATCTGGATCGCTTGGTAGAAGTACTGAGGAAGCTCCAACTCACCATTGAGGTCACCCACATCCATCACTTGCCGGGAATACCAAATGGTCATCTGGTAGAACGGGTCGGACGGTGTTGGCCACAGAGTGATCTTGGCTTGCGGCAAAGTCCGGTTGAACCAGTACTGATATGGCTGGTTGGCAGTGAAGTTTTTGTTGGGCAAATTGGTGTAATCATCTCGGTTTAACCGAGCCATGGTTACTTCGGTGGAGTTGTTGCCCACATAGAACTCAGCCACGTTCAGGGTGCCACCACCCGTTTCCCGCATGCGGTAAAACGGAGCGGTGACGCCGGGATCAATGTCGTACCACAGCCAAGTGCCAGACACCCAAGTGGTGACACCAGTATCTTCCAACAAATTCCATGTGACCCCATTATTCGACCACTCCAAAAGGATGTGGAACGACCCCGATGTGGCAGGCAGAATACCAATTGAACCGGCATAAATTGGGTTTCCCACCCCGTAATTGATGGTGATGTTGCCGTTGGGTGATGTTTGCGCATCGGACGTGGTGACATCATTGTCGAATGCCAATGCGGCATTACCAGACGATGCGGAAACACTTCCAGTGGGGCGTTCCATGCGGCGATACAGGGCATTGAGCACGTCATTGCCACCCACGGGTAGCAAATACTCGTACTGATCCATGTTCAAGCCATAGACCTTCTTTTCAATCGCCCAGTAATTGATGCCCTGGTTGATCAGGTTGCTGAGGATGAAAAAAAGCGCCTGCTTTGAGGCTTGAACCTGCTCAACGGTCAGTTCTTCGGCCAATTTTCCCGCTTGACGGGCACCCTGGTCAATGAATTGCTGTACCGAAACGACAGTTTGGCCAACGGTTCCGCTGTATGCCATGAATTACCTCACCAGCCGGGACAATTCCAGCGCTTCAATGATGCTTTGGCCCTTGGCGCATCACCTTTGGAGTGCTCCACCACACCGCTCATACGGGCGCAGAAGGAGTCCTTGCGTGACCCACCTTGGGGTTGGGGTGCCTTCAGATTTGATCCGGTTTCACGGTTGTATTTTGCCCGACCTTTGGCAGTTAATCCAGCGCCCTTTGACACTGAAAGCTTCTCGCCACGGCCAACTGCCAACGATGGATTTTTTGCCATGACTTACCAGCAAGAATTTTTTGCCGATCCACCAGTTTTCATTTTGGCGGTTTTTGCTGATTGCTTGAAGGCGTCAGCCGTTGGCGCACCCTTTGTCCCAGGCTTACGCATTTTCTCGCCAGATCCTTTAGCAATTCTTTGCTTTTTTGCAAAAATGTTTGCATACAAACCCTTTTTCATAAATTACCAACAAGATTTTGTCTTGCCGCCTTTGCTGTAGGTGGATGGGGTGGATTTCTTTGCGGCCTGAATTCTGCTGGAAAGTCTGCCCATTTCGGTTTCCATGCCACGGGCCTCGCGCTCGGCTGGGGAAAGGTTCTGCTCACGGTCGGCCATCTTGTAGCCGCCACCACCCAAGCTCTCATACTTGGCCTTCATGGCTTGGTGTTGCTTCTCAAGACCAGACAACCCAGCAGTGTCTTCCTTCAATCGCTTTTGGCTTGCGGCCTTGTCCTTGGCCATCAATGCCGCGCGGCCAGGGCCTGGGCGGCTAATTTTTGCCGCATAGGCCTGCAAATCCTTGATCAAGTTGGGCTGTTTCACGCCACCACCATCAGCCTTTTTGGCCGCACGCTTGACGGCATAGGCGATGGCCACGGCCTGCTTCTGGGGCTTGCCAGCGGCAATCTCAGCCTTGATGTTGGACTTGAACGCCTTAGGTGATTTGGATTTGATGAGCGGCATACATCACCCGCAGAAAATGGTCACTGCCGCGCTTGCTGGCAATGTGACGTGAATATCTGTGTTGAAGCGAATACCGTTGCCAGGAATTAACGTATAAATCACCGCAGTGTTGGTTGTGATGTTTAAGCGCAAACGCTCAGTACCACCAGAACCGCCATCACGAAACACAATTTCCCCGGCAACACCGCCAGAGGCCAGTTGGTAACCAGCAAGGTTTGTTGCGCCAGCGTACATCGTGCCAGTCGCATCTTCATGGACGGCGAATACATTCGTCAATGTTGACATATCTCTCTCCGATTAAAAGCGGGGGCCGAAGCCCCCACTTAGGTTTAGCACATCATGCCGCCGCGTTTCTTTCCTGCTGGAGATACTGTTACAGACTTTTCAGTTTGAGTAACAGAACCTTGCCCTTTAGATGCACGGTCTGAATTTATTTTTTCAGCCGTTGCCCTACGGGCCTCTCCCTCAAACAGCTTCTTGCGCTCATCGCCCTTGAAGTAACCACTAGGGTCAAAAGATTTGGCAATGTGACGTCCAACACTCTTGATTGGGTCAAGAATCATGTTGCGCATTGACTCATTCTCTGCCTTTTCATTAGCATAGTGAGCGTCATACGCACCATCGGACATATCACCACCAGTAGCCTTCTTTACAACCTTGCCACCCTTTTTAAAGGTGCCAGACTGCAAGCTGTTGGCTATTGGCCTTGAGACGGGCTTGCGTGGCATTGCGACGGGCTTGCCTGTGTCAACAGTTCCCCCCGTCGCGTAGGCTTTTTTTGCGGCAAGCCCTCCCATGCTGTAGCCACCGCCATTGCCTTTTTTAACGGCACCAGTGGTGGTGTTGGTCACGCCGGGTTTGGCAGTGTTAGCAGGCCGGTTTTCCCAATCGACGTTGCCGCCTTTTGCAAAGCCACCTGCGTTGCCCATCCTCACGCCGCCGCCAGACTTGTAGCCACCGGGAGCGCCGTCTTTGACTTCGCCCGTGGTGCCGCCGGTCATGCCTTTTTTGGTCGTAACCATTTTGGTCGTGCCGGTTTTACTCATGATGATGCCGCCCTTGGCTTTCTTCATGATGCCACCAGAAGTCATGCCATGCGCCCTTTTGGCCGACATGGATTCATGGTGCTTCAGTTCTTTTTCCAGCGAAGCGCAATCAGCACTGGTCGAACCACCCTTCTTCATGCCAGTAAGGGCACGACGAACTTTGGCGGCACGAGACATGCGTGCGGAAGCAGGCATAGCGGCCAGGGCAGTGGGGCTCATGGCGCTCATGGGAGAGCGCATGCCACCAGCCATACCACCGGCCATAGGGGCCGCAGGGGCCGCAGGCATGGCCCCAGGCATCATCCCACCCATTTGCTTGTGAGCGACTTTGCCGCCCTTGGCATACTGGTTGGGGTTCATTGCCTTGCGACGATCAGCCATGGAGGGCTTTTTCGGAGCTTTGCCATGTTCAGCGGCCTCAAAGTCAGCCGGTTCGCAATGCATGGCTTTGTGCCCTGCCATGCCACCAGTTGCCATCTTGGAGTGAACATTGCCACCTTTTTTGAGCTTCAGAATAACTGAAGGCTCAGTGGTCATCATTTTGACCATCGGTTTGAATTGACCCATGATGCCCTCCTATTAGGCTTGAGTTACACCAAGAGCACCAACGCGAGTTGCGTTAGGGCCAACAGCAATGCCGGGTAGGGCAATGGCCATCACCGTGCGAACGATACCGTTCGATGAGGTTGCGGGAGCGTATGTACCGCGAACATCACCAGTGGTGGTCGTAGCAGTTGCAGTGTCAGCGGCCACAAACGTGCCAGCATCTTGTGCCAGGGTGTTGTTGCTCTTGACGCTTGCCACATAAGCCACGTTGGCCACACGAACCGGAATGCCCAACACGTTGGTTGTGCCAACAGTCAAAGCGGTACCGGTGGCGGCACTTACCGTCACAGAAGTGATGAGGTAGAAGGCTTTCAAACCATTGACGGCAGTGCTTACAGCCGCGCTGGAGGTGATTGCTTCGCTCATTGCTTGACCGTAGACATCAAAGCCCGACACAGTCACAGTCACAGGGGCCACACCCAAGGTGTAGGTCAAACCTGTTGGCGTGCCTGCGGTGGTCACAACTGCCGCGCCTGCTGTAGTGGTCAGGGTTGCGGATGTAGCTGTCACAGCGGTCAGGATGTAGGTTGTTGGGTTGGTGTAGCCAGTGATAGTACCTGTGCCACCTAAGGTGCCAGAGATAGTCAAACGCTGACCAGTTACCAAACCAGACTGTGAGGTGAAAGTGATTTGACCACCAGTGCCTGCGATCACGACGCTTGACAAGGTTGCAACTGCGGCAGTTGCGGTTGTCACGCTGACGCCGCGAGGAACATCAAGTGCCAAAGCAGAAGTGCCAGCGGTTGTAGTGACCGACCTCACAGAAGTACCAGCGGTCAAGGTCAATGAACCAGCGGCGGCAGGAGTTTGTGAAGCGGCAATGTTGTTTGCAACAGCGGCCTGAGGAACCACATCCCAAACGTAGATACGACCCAAGGGGCCAATACCTAAGCTCATTGGGGCTGGATTGTCAAAAGGCTCTAAATCATGAAGAGTCAACGCAGTAGTGTTTGCCACGTTGATTGCTTGGTTCAGCGTGTAGGTGCCAGCGCCACCAGTACCAGTGCCAAAGGCAGTGATGTAGGTGCCATCGGTCACGCTAGTGCCGTCAACAAACATGCCGACAGTAATTGGTGCGCCAAAGCCCACAGCAGTCACGGTCAGGGTTGTAGAGGAAGAACCACCAGTGCCGCCAATTGCGGTGGTGGAGTAATTGCGCAGACCCGTACCCATGTACGTTTGGGCAGGGCCTAAAAATAGGTCATCGGAAAATTGAGGCATTTGATCTTCTCCTTGAAAAGCTTGATCAGATTTAAAAAAAGGGCTGGCTTTTTACACCAGCCCTTGTCACTTTACACGCCGGGTGTACCGTAGACTGCACGGGGATCGGTGAATCCGACCGTGTAGCGCTCGGTGGCCTTGTAGCGCATGGAGTCGGTTTCAAAGTCACCTTCCATGGTCTTCTCAAGGCGGCGACGCATCAACAGCTTCATGCCTTCAGGCGCGTCAGTCTGAACCCACCATGCGGCGGCATTGGTCAGACGCGACAGAACAGCGGCACCTTCGTCCAGCAAGCCGATAGACTTGACGGGGTTGATGTCGTTGTTGGCATTGCCGGTACGCAAAACGCTCTTCAACAGCACTTCGGCCTGGAAGATGTTGCCAGGAGCCACGATCAATTGACGGGGCACCAAACGAATCTTCTTGCCGTTGTTGTCCACTGCTTGGCGGATCTGAATCAGCATTTGCTCCAAGGAGGTCTGAGACAGGTTGGCGGCGGTGGTCAACTGGTTGCTGAAGGTGCCATTCACGATGGGGTGAGCGGTGTTGGTCAAAGACACACCGTCGCCGCCAGGATAGGCACTGTTGAAGGCTACGTTCAACACGTTGGCTGACAACAATTCTTTGGTTTCCACCAAGGATTGTGCCAAGTGGCGTGCATAAACTTGACCGATACGGATATGGTCGCCGTCTTCCACCAACACTTTGGTCAAAGCGAAGGCCAAGCCATACACCTTGTACACATAGCGTTGCAGGAAGAGAACGCCACCTTGCTGATAGGTCACTGGGGTGCCATCGGGCAATTGGGGCGCGGCTCCAAATCCATAAAGGACGGGCTCTTCGTGATAGTTACGGGGAATGCCGTCTTCCTCGCGGAACACACGGCTCCACTCGTCGGCACGTTGGTCATAGACTCCATCGAAACACTCATTGAGGATTGGCTCAACGATTGAACGGAAGTCCGTACTGCGCATTGGTGCGGCCATTTTCTAGCTCCTTGTATTAAGCAATTGCGGTGACAGCACCGAAGAATTGCGAGTTGGCACAAACAACGCGCACGATGGTGTATGCGTCACCCCAGTCATTGTCCACATAGGGAGCGATGTCAACGACACGCATCTGACCCTGGACACCGCTACCAACGGCTGATGCGGCATCCAAAGTTGCCTGCGACAAACCCGTGGTGGTGGAACCAGCAGTCACGTTGCTGAAGTTGTACTCGTTACCAATGGTGGTCTGAGCCATCGAGCCGCTTGCCTGGATTTCATAAACGATGTTTTGGTCGTTGTAGAAATAGGCAACGCACGAACCAGCGATGTACGCTGTGTTGGCAGGCCAGTTGTTGGACACGCGACGACGACCAGTGGTATCAGTCCACTCGACACCTGCAAAAGCTCCAACCCACGCACCTGAGGTGGTGGCAGGCAGGATGGTGCCCAAGGTACCGCCAATGGCAGTCGTTTGATAGCGCACGGGCTGGCCTTTGAGGATGGCCGTGTTGTACGCAGAGGGAATACCGCCAGCAAGCGCCTGAGCGCGATCCAGACCTGAGGGATGGAACGCAGGGCGCAAGCCAAACGGAGCAGAGGTTGAACTCATAGAGACTCCTTAACCGGAAAAAACCGGAGTGTTGGTTGGTTGCTGTTCAATAGAGCCAAAGCCTTCACCTTCCACGCTCACCAATCGCCGTCCGTTGCTGTCACGCTGATTTTGGAGACTTTCCTGTTGAACAAGGATCTTCTCAGCCTCTTCACGAGGTTTCTCGTGGTGCTGGTAAGTCATGATCTCTTGGTAAATATCCATCGGCAGTTTGAACAACAACATCTCATTGCAAGAGATGAAGCCAACATGCTCACCAGACTTCACGCGATATTCTTCATAGCCCGGTATCTCATCCGCTTTCACGGGAACGTACCCAAGGCGCATCCGTTTATCTATGCTGTCGTAGCTGTTGGTTGTGGAGAGCCAGCAAAGGTGCCAACCATCGACCGATGGAAGTTTTGGCAATGCTGATTGCGTCCATTCCTCGCTCCACATCTTTCGACGTTCCTGCGCAGAAATGAACTTATCTTCGGGTGCTCGGCGGCTTGCGTCCTCGCTGGAGCGATCATTGCGACCACCAGCACCTAGAGATTTTTTTAAACGAGTTTCAGTCATATCAGTTCTCCGATTCAGCGACCGCCTTGGCGGTCAAATTTAATGAATTGTTCTATCATTCGACGCTTGCGCTCGGGGTTCTCCCATGCACCGGCTTCCTTCATTGCTTTGACCCTTTCAGGTGAAAGAACAAATTGGTTCCGGTTGGTTCCCCCGTATGCGGCAGACGCTTCACGACCTGAACTACCCACTACATTCCTCGGTTTTCTGACGACTGGATTATCGTCGTTGTGGCCATTGTAACGATGGGGCAGTTCTTTTTGCAAACGGCTGTCAAGCTCGTCCCAATAATCGGTATCCGCAGGATCCCAACCTTGGGTCACCATCAACTCATCAATCTTTTTTGCGACCTTTGAATCGGTGTCAGAGGCGTCGGGCCGGTACCAAGAATTGCGGCGCATCCAGTCTGCCGCACCACGCTGTACAGCAGGGTCTGGCAGGAAATCCTGGGTTGGTGCCTTGATCTCACGCTCGGCTTGCGACCGGTGGGTTTGGAGCTTGCGCACATCCTCCTGGGCTGACTGCCACAGGGTCTGCGCTTCGACCATTCCCTCACCATCGTTGTTGGATGTGGCCTCCATCATCTTCATCTTGGCGTATTCCAGGCGTACCTGGGCGTCCTCAATGTTCTTGTCGATGCGCACCAGGGATTGCTCCTTGGTGTTGCGCTCCAGACTGGCCAATCGACGCTTGAACTCCTCGTTTTCACGGGCCAACGATTGAAGTCGGACGTCCTTTTCCTGGTTCGTTTTGCGAATCAGGTCTTTTTTGGCGCGTCTACGGCTCCTTTTGGCGTCCCTGAGGCTGTCAGAGTCGTCGGGATGATCATCATCCTCATCAGAGGGCTGTCCACCCTCCGCTTTTTGAGTGATTTGGGCCTGACCACCGTCAGAATTCCCATCAATCAGCAAATTTTCCGGTAATTCGACCACCGCAGAGCCATCTTGTGACTCCTGAATGTCCAAATCATCGACCTTTTGTTCGGTAGTTGCCATGTTTTACCCCTTAAACGTAAGCTTTGAAGCTCAGAGGGTCATCCGTCACCTTGGCGATCAGTTCGTGATCGTTCAAAGTCATGAATAACACCGGATCTTCACCCTCTTCACCCGTAACCTCGCGCTCCCAGCGGTCGCCGCCCCATTTGGGGACGCGAACGTAGTCGCCGACCTGCGCCCATGAGCCCTCGGGCCATGATTGCATGGTGTCACGGTTTTTGAATGCCAAGGGGCCTATGGCTACAACTCTGCCGATCATGTTGTTCCACTTTTCGTTCTCTTTGGTTTCCTCCACCAAGATGATCCGACCAGAGGTTTTACGTTTGATGCGGCGCAATTGAACAATCACACGTCCACCGTATGGTTCTTGCCCCGGTTTAACCGGAGGGAAGGCCCATTCAAGTTCGACGGGATCGCTCACACCCTCATGCCCACTGATAGTGGGTATTTTTTCTTTCTCACTCACACTTTTCTCCTGACACCATATTTCAGGTGCATTCACATTTAAGCGCCTTGCGGCGCGGCCTCAGCCCCGGAGTGGGGCTTAATCTTGATTTTTTTCTTCGTCGAGCATGTTGTCGATCATATCCATGGCCGTTTGCAGGCCCTGGTACTCACCGACCATCCTCTGATACGCCTCCCAGGTTGCAGGGTTCCCTTGGGCCAGGGAAACGTGCATCTCTGCTTGGCGGATTTTGATCATGTGGATCAATCGTTCAATCATTTTTTCTTTGCATGCGCCAGACCGCCAACGGGCTTCTTGGAACTTTTGCTCCCACCCTTGGGTTGCATTGCGGTGCCGTCAAGCTTTTCACCCATGGCGATGCGCTTGTGCTGGGGCACGAGGATAGTGCGTTGTTCGTAATCACTGGTTGACATTTGGTACTCCTTGCGGTGGTTGCATTTCAGGTGCGGCGGGTGCCACGGGTTGTTCAGGCATTGCCTGAGGTTGAGCTTGAGCCTGAATAGTCTCATGCGTCAATTTTGCATTTTCAATTGCAATCTTGGTCTGATTATCCAGCGCCGTCTTCTGCACGTCAGCCTGCAATTTTGCCTGATCGTATTGGTTATCGGCCTGATCCTTTTGGGTCTTGCGCTGAGTCTCAGCCATGCTGGTTTCCTTGACCACTTGGGCATCAGGCGGCAGGGCTTGTTTGGCCGCTTGCTGGCGCTGTTGGGCCGCTTGGATCAACTGCTGGAAGGGTTGGCCAAACTGCGAGAACACCTCTTGTGTATCGAGCATGACGTGGGCACCAACCGTGGTGTACAGCTTGTCAATGGTCGGGGTCAGTGCGGGGTCGTCGTAGTCCGTGATGGGCTTGCCACGGGCCTTGGTGACATACCCGTTGGAGCGGTTCAAGTACCACAAGGTCATGTGTTGCTTGATGTGCTCAATCAAGTTGTTCAAGAAGGCTGGATCTGCAAATGGACTTTGGCCAAAGAATGGGTTCAAGCCAAATTGCAAGTGGTCTTGGATGTGGGCAATGTGATCCTGCTGGAGGTAGGCGTATGAGGCCTGACCAATCAGCATGGCCGCATTCTCATCCGCTGAGGTGCGCTGTTCGGGTGCTGGCACGTTCTTCATCAGTTCATTGATGTTGGGCACCTTCATCTGCTTGAGCACTCGGCTCAACACGCTGGGCATGTTGAACTGGTCAGGGTGCTTTTCAGCCAAAGACAGCACAGCTTGGTTTTGAGCCATGCGCTGGGTTTCGCTGAAGATGTGCGGATCGGACACCGGCACCACGTCAGTGACTTTGGCAAAGTCATCGCGGGTGATTTGCAAATCAACGACCTCATCAGCCATCTTCATTTCATCAAAGTGCCATCGGTTTAACCGACACAGGATCTTCAAAACCCTGGCTTGGCTGGCATGCATCCGGGCATGGATGGCTGAGAACACCGCCGCCCCTTGCTCAATCAGGGCCTGGGTGGTGCCCACAGGGGCCTGTGCGCTCACGTCAGCGATCTTTTCCTCGCTGGTGGTCACTACCCCCTTAGCCGCCTTGTCCAGGTAGCCCATAAGCTCAAATAGCACCTGTGAGGGTGGGTTGAATGGCATGGGCATAGCGATCTGGCGGATGTCGTTGACGCCGGGTGCGCCTTCAATCTCCACGATCTGGGTGACTTCCACCTGTTGGCTTTGACCGCTGATCTTGGCACCCTTGAGTTTCAACATGGTGGCGGCGTTGTTGATGTGCGCCGAATCCAACAATGCACGCAAAGAGCCGGTCAGGGCCGCGGACAAGCCACCGATCAAGTGGGGCAGGCCAATGGCATAGGCACCACGCCACGGGATAAATTTGAACTCCACCACCCAATCAAGCTTGGTCATGGTTTCATCTTGCTCTTCCCAATTTCGATACAGGCCAACAACCTCGCTGTCCAACTCATCAATCATCAGGATGTACGGGGCCATCGTGCCCTTGGAGTACTTGTCGTCATCAAGCTCCAGGTAGGTGTAGATGTGATAGACCTTGCGCAGGCCATCCTGGTTGTCCTCCATCTTTTTGCCTTCGATCTTGTCGTTGGCCTTTTGGGTCTTGGAGGGCTCAAATTCCATCGTCGCTTTGACGATGTTGATGTCGCGGTACATCCCCATGCGGATACGCCGCTCAAACTGCTGGGCGGTGATCTCGTGGACTTCAGCCGCACGTTGGGCGGTGTAGAAGTTGGTGGCCGCAAAGGGCAGGATCACCCGGTCAATTGGGAGGAACTCCACGCATGGGCGCTTCTTCTCTTCGTCAAACCACAGCTTGAAGTACTGCGACCCACCCAAGGGCAACTGGGTCAGCATTTGCTCTTGCTCATCCCTGAATTCTTCGATCTGCTCGGTGATCTGCCAGTTCAGGTAATCGCGCTTGCGCTCGGCAGTAGCCGTCTTCATGTCGTCCATTTTGCCCAGGATCTTGGTCTTCACCGGGCCATCGGGCGGGAACAACTCTTTGATCGCACGAGCGGCAAAGTCCACACAGCCCTCGGCCATGACGGGGTGAACCACTTTTGACGCACCCATGAAGGTTGCGCCACCGGGGGCGTCATTGCCCATGCCGGTGCGGCGGATGCCCTCTTCATACTGCTTGTCACGCAACTCACGGGCCTGTTTGTCCGTTTCCAGCAGGTCGATGTATTCCATCGCCAGCGTGCTCAAGGTGCCGTTGCTGATTGAGTCTGCGAGGTTGGAATAGAAGTCCGGGTTCATCTCCGGGCCGTCATCGGGCATGGTGATGATTGCTGAACCGTCAGGCTGTTCCTCTGACTGGATCTCAGGCAAATCAATCAGCGCACTGCCGTCAGCTTGTTCGCTGATGCCCATTTCGTCGATGTTTTCTTCGTCCATCATTTCACTTTCGTTTGGTCAACTCAAGGCGCATTGTGTCCAGATCTTTGTGAATGGACACTTTCCTTGATTTTGCCTTGTATGGTTTTTCTTCGTCGTCACCGTAACGCATGGCCAAGTGACGCTGGGCCATGATGTTGCTTTCAGGGAAGGCGTGGAAGTCGTCATCGGACAAGCCTGGGTGACGGCCACCAATTAATCCGCCGCCTGCTTTGCGCACGATCTTGATGGGCTGGGGTGCCACATATTCCTTGCCACGGGCGGCTTCTTGCTCGTGCGGGGGATCAATCTCGTACTCACCATTGTTGGCCATGGCGTGCTTGATGTGAGCTTCGCCTACATGGTGGGTAAACGATGTTTCATGGCCAACGTTGCTGGTTGATTCGGTGGGCGTGGTCATCAAAATGTGACCGGCCTCTTTACCGTTTTTGGACTTAAAACGATTCTTTGGCAAGAACTCAGTGTCCATGAACCGCGAGTCCGTGGGAATCATGTGATCCACGGTTTCCATCTTGCCCGTCTTTTTGTTTTTCTTCCGCTCAGGCACATTCACCAAGCGCGGATGCAGGATGTGTTGCTTCTGGTAGTCGTACCGTCTTGCTACCTTGTCATCGCCAACAATGGTGGTGTGGCCATAGTGAGCGTCCTCAGGCGTGGTCGGCTTGCCATTGGGGCCAAAATGGCCCTCAGGAGCTTCATTTTGTTGCTCTTTAGGTAAACGTGCCACCTCATTCCCACGGCCCCAATATTTGGCATGAGTGATGTGCTCTTCCATCTTCTTAGCCATGGGTGAGCCACGCTTGACATCGGTGACTAAATACGATCCCTTCGGTGGTGTCTTATGACCCTGCTCATTGACAAAATCGCCTTTGTTGTTTTCCGCCAAAACGGTGTTGCTCACTCGGCCTTTATCACGGGAAATGTTTTCCTCAACCTCTTTTCCATGCTTGACCTTTGGCCCCACATTGGAATGAGTGACGTGGTAACCATTCTCAGGGTCATGCAATTCAGTGGTTTTACCGTATGAGTTGGCAATGATGGGAGGCTTTTTGTCGGCTTTGCGTTGCTCATTCAGGTGACGGATCACATGACGTGATGAGGTGTCGGTTTCATCCACCACGTTGGGGCGGAACAACAGGCGCTTGTTGTTTTTATCCGACAGCCTTGCCGCATCACGCAGTGAGCCGGTGTGGGCCAAGATCCAATCTTTGGTCATTGCCGGGTCATGCTTGGCTTGCTCATGGCAGGCGCGGCGCACAGACGCATTGACATACTGTTGTTCGGCATTGGGTGCAAAGCAGGTGCCCTTACTGGTGTCAACAATGCCATTTGCATCGGTGCCGCCACCACATCCAGTGGTTTGGCCGGGGCAAGTGTTGATGACGTGATGCTTTGCGTTTTCCCCGTGGCCAGATGTGTACAGGGCATGTCCAGCTACACCTTTTGAGGCAAAGCCCACATGGGTGCGGCCTTGCTCGTCGGTTTCATGACGCACGGTGTCGAGCTTTTCGGACTCATCCAGGGTGTTGGCGTCGCGCTTGATGTGCATCGCGTCCTGAAGCTTTTTCAATGCCGCATCTTCTGCCGCCTTTTGCTCGTGCAAGGGCTTGGCAAAGTGCTCTTGCAATGTTTGCCTGTGAATTCTTCCAACTTGACCGATGTCTAATGGATCGCGGTTCTCTGATCCATACACCCTTGCCCTGGCTTCGTTGATGTGTTTCATGCCAGGGTTAAAAAAGCTTTGGCCTTTTTGCTTGCCTTTTGTATATACGCCGCTAGATCCGTGCCACATGTGACGGGGAACCATGATTCCTTTAACGTCTTTAGGGCCTTCAGCATCAATTTTGATGCGTGTCGGTTGATCTTTTTTGGCTTTCAACTCGGCCTTCATTGCATCGACCGACTTGGCCGACCCACCTTTGGCCATTCCAGGGGGCGCAGGGGGCTTCATGGCGCTCATTGCCTGTCCCTGGGGGGTCATCTGCAAGATGTTGCTTGGAGGCTGTCCAAGGGGGTTTGACTGGCCTTGCAACTGGGGTGCGGTGGCTTGGGGTTGTCCAGGCTGACCGGGTGGGGCACCCATCGGTTGCTGTGACTGTGCGGTCATCATCTGGTGTCCAGGCTGGTCAACGCTCATGTCCACACCACCAACGGGCAAGCCAGACTGTGTGGCCAATCCACCAGGGGGCACGCCGTCATTGTCTTCCCAGTCGTTGGAAGGCGGCAGGTAGGGCTTGGGGTCTACATTGGGAGCTTCATTCACGCCGATCTGCTGAATGTCGTAGGTGTTGGGGCGCTGGTTCAATGCCAAGCGCATTTGGGCAATGGTTGGTTGCACGATTACTCCTTATTGGGTGGCCACTATGCCACCGGATTTGTAAAGTGGGATGCCGTTCTGCTTGACATCTTGGCGCATTTCTTCGGTGATGGGGAAGTAGTGGGTCTGAGCATATTCCGGTTTGTCAGATTTCATTGGGCCAAAACCGGCAAAGCCGGGCACCATTTCATTACGACCTGTTTCAATTGGGTGCGCGTGCAACTCAGTTTTCACGCCGTACTTCTTGCCAATGCTGTTGAGGATGTTGGGCACCTTCTTGTCGTAAAAGCCTTTCATGCCTTCACCGCCAATGGTTAAGCCAGCGCCTGATATTGTTTGTGAATCGCCGCTCATGATGTTTTTGGCTACATCTTTGCCAACAACTTCACTAAGGCTCTTTCCCATAAAGTTTTGTATTGATGAGTCACTGACATAGTCAACAACACCATCGTTGTCAACGCCTAATTTCAATGATTTGCCATCAAAAGTATCCAAAGCAACTGTTCTTGTTTTTTTGCCAGTGCCTGCATGGGTTCTTCCAATTACGTTTATTTCATCAATAACATTTGCCAAACTATACCGATTAGCTTGCTCTGCACCCGGTGTTACCACCACGCCATGGTAGCCGTTCTCAGCCGCATGATGGATCAGGCGTTTGAGTGCCATCTCTTCCCAGTTCTTTTTGAATGGGGCGTCGGGGACAAGATTGCCAACTTTATTATTATTATCAATAATTGAGCGCTCTACTCTGTTGGCCTCTTCCATCAGTGGCTGAATCTCAGCCTGACGATCTGGCCTGTGTGAGTTTCTGTTGAACTCGTTGTTCAATTCCATGGCCCGTTTTCTTGCGGCAATATATTCAGGATCGTTCCAATCTATTCTTTTGTGGTCACCACGGTACCCTTTGTCACGCCCTTGCTGGTGCCAGTCGGACTGCAACTCCTCAAGGTGCAATAGCTTCTCACCGTTGGGGCCTGTGCGGTCTTTGAGGCGCAGGCTGGCTAGGATGCCGGGTTCGCCACCGAAGTGGGCTCCAACGCCTTGAAATTGTTCTGGCAGTTCTTTTGTTTTTGCTTCAATTTCGCGTATTAACTTTGCAAGTTGACCAACACGCTTTTCTTGTTCTGGTGTTCTGCCATGGTAGGGCATATTGCGAAGTTCATTATGAGCAGTCTCAATCTGCTTCATGTAATCTGGTTGTTTTGGAGCTTTGATCAGCATCTCGCGGTAATTGTCGCCACCGGGTAAGGTGTATCCACCGTGATATGTTGAGCTTGGGTTTTCGGTTGCACGTTCTTCCGCAAGGCGCAAAGCCTGATCCATGTGGTTGGTGCGCAACCTTTGCATTTCTTCTGCCGCAAGTCTGCGGTATTCCTCCGATGTGTCAGCCCCTTCGCTGGCATATTCTCTGGCGCGTACCCTGATCAGATCGTTTGCATTTCTGCGAAGTATTTCTTTGCTTGGCAGGGCTGGCTTTTCGCCTAACACCTTTTCACCAATGGCTGGCGCAGGCTTGGAGCCCAATGCCGCCATGAACTGCTCATGGGTCATCTTGGGGGCGTTGAGCAACTCACCCAGGCCACGCTCGGCCACCTCGGCTTGCTTCACCCCAGGGATGGACATCAGCTCCTTGAGGAACTCAGATCCAGTGCCGACCTTGCGGCGCAATAGCCCTGCGGCCTTGTCTAGGGAGGAATAAAAGGGCTTGCCTTGGCCAACCAGTTCTCTCACAGTGGGCGCTCCTCGATCTCAAGGTGGTGGGCGTGGGTGACTCGACCGCCACGGGCTTTTTTGGCTTTGGCAAAAGCTCTGCCTGCCGCTGTTAAATCGGTACTGTGCTTGACATCAAAGTCTTTTCTAGCGCGATCAAGTAACTTGGATGCAATTCCTTGACGGCGGTTGGCTTCCGCAACATATAAGTTCTGAATCACGGCTTTTTTACTGCGAGGGCCTTGCGTGGCAATTTGCATCGCTCCAATTGGTGTTTGATCTTCGCCGTGATAAACATATCTGTACGATTTTTTGCTTGACGGAAACATTGACAGGCCAGATTTAAAAGCCCCATCGTCAGCCACCAGCTTTTCGTCACCAACCATCTTAGAGGAGCCAATTGGTTGAAGAAGATCATTCTCGGGGTGCGGCTTCCAGTCAGCACCTCCAACGGCCATATGAGCCACGCCACCCTTGGCTTTGTAGTTCACATGCTCCTCAGCCATCCACTGCTGAGGGCCAACACAGCCACCACCGGCAAAGCCAAAGGTCTTCTTCTTGAACGGTTGGGCGCGGGGCAGATCGGACATGCCAGCCGCCTTGTTGATTGACTTCACCTCGGCATCAGTCAGCACCTTGTTGACCTTCATCGACCCGCCGATCAGCCAGTTCCCCGTCATGTTGGGGTTGGTCTTGTACCTGTAGTGCCCACCCTTGGGGATCTGGTCGGTGATGTGCGACTTGACGGGGATCACCTTGCCCTGGGCGTTGGTGCCACGTCTGGTGGCCTCTGACTGCCAATCCACATCGTCTGGCATCTCCACCTCAGCCCATGCGTGGTTGGCCGGTCGGCGGTCAGGCGCTGTCAGTTTGGGGTCAGACTTCTCGCCAATGTGCGTGGCAATGGGCAGGTCACCGGCATGCCAGCCTGGGCGGTAGGCCAAGGCACCGATCTTTGACTTGACTTTGCCATTGGCCATCTCGCCCTCTTTGGCATCTACCCACTTGTTCATTTCCACCGGGGTGTTGGCATCCACAAACAGGGGAAACAGCTTGCCAGGGTGATCGGTGTGGACACGGAAAAGCTTGTAGGCCTTGACGGTTTTCTTGGGCTCCACGGAGCCACCCTTGGCCATGTTGAGGTCGTCTTTGGTCGTGTCGTAGGTGCCGCGGTTGCCGGTGGCTGACTTGATCATCTTGGGGTTGTAGTGAATCACCTCTTGGATCTTGCCGTTGCGCTTGATGATCATTGCGTCATGGCCCAATGCCTTGGCCCTTGTATATACATGCTTGCCGGGGCCACCTTGCTTCTCATAGGCCTTTTCGACAATGTCATACGCCTTGTCTTTGGACACGCCCATCATCATGAGGGCCATCACGTTGGGGTCGCCGGGGCCAACCATGTCCACCACCAGCGGGTTCATGGTTCTGGCATGTAATGGCAACATATTGCCGCCGACCTCGTGGGACTCGACCTCACCCTTGTTTATGCGGTTGAGCATCTTGGTGGCACCGGCACGGGCGTAGTCTGAATCACCAGCCATATCCCGTTTGATCTGGCTCATGGCTGGTATGCCCGTATAGCCGGTGGCATATTCGGTGTCGGGGGTCATGTATACCCCAGGGCCAAATGCGCCCTCCTTGCTGGGTTTGAGGCGGCGCACGGCCTCTTGTCGCTTGCCACCCTCAGTCGCTGTCGTGCCGTGGTACAGGCGCATCGGGGTGTGACTGCCCTCAAGGAACTGATCAAGGTTGGCCGATCCACCATCAGCTTTTGGTTGTGGTTTTACCGGGGGCAGGCCATGCATCTTTTCCAGGTTGTCATAAGCCTTTTGCTTCCTGCGCTGGGCTTCCACCACGGGCGCATAGGATTGCCTCAGGCGCTGAAAATCAGCCAGTTGCTGTGGGGTTAGTGGCACCGCTCGTCCTCTTGGTGGTTTGCGGAATTATGCCTTGCGTTGGGGCGCAGGTCTACCAGGGCACCCTTTGCACCGCGGCTTGACCTGACACACCCCAAGGCGCTCACACTTGGTCATTCTTGCGTCGCCATACAACCCACTCTTTGAACAGTTGCCAGACCTGTTGCTCACTGATCTCGGCATGCGGCTGGCACAGCACCTCAAAGCGGTTTGCGCACATTGTGGTCACCACGCCCTCACGGTGGATGACCTTCTCGTAATCTTTGACTTCTTCCATGATGCTCCTTCTCGGTTTAACCGAACCTGACAGTTAACTTACGCTGAATAAGGGTTGACACGTTGGCGACGGTTGAAGTCATCGGCGTCCATCAAGTCGTCGCCATCGAAGGGGTCGCGGGGTGGTGCGTCAATGCTGATCCAGCCACCGTCACGCAGGTACCGTAGGCCTTGGCTGATGCAGTCGACAAACTCGTCATGGACGGTATCAGGGAAGCTACAGATCTGGCTGACCATGCCCTCGGCCCAGTCCTTGACGTAACCCTTGCGCACGGACGACTCAGGCACCCATACGCGGCCTGCTTTGATGATGTTGGCCACGATGCTCAGGCGCTGGATCTTGTCGGCCTTGCCGGGGTTGTACGCATGCACGGGCAGGTGGGCACGCTGTAAGTCTTGGATCAAGCTGATACCGGCGCTCTTGTCCTCCACCAGGATCAAGTCCACCAGCTTGCGCTCACGGCCTTCACCATAGACCGTTTCAAACTCTTCAATGACCTTGGGGCGCAGGTCGGGGTACTGTAGGTGCTCTTGCCAGCAGTCCAGCACCATGACGCTCATGCCGCCATCCATGGGCTTGAATACGCCCAGGGTGATTGAGCCGGTGGGGTCGTTATGGGTCTTGTCGCTCGTTGCGCAGTCATAAGACTGGATGATGAACTCAAGCGGGGGGAAGGGCTTGCCATTGGGCCACAGGCGGAACCAGTCACGGCGGACGATGCCGCCCTCCTCGGGGTCGATGATCTCGGCGTGGATCTCCTGACGGCCAAGGTTGGTGCCCTCATACTGAAGGATCTGCTTTTGGAAGGATGGTGCGAGGTTGTTGATGTTGCTGTAGGTGCTGGCGCGGGTCACCACCACGTCGTCGCCCTCCCGGCTGATCAGATCCATCACCACCTCTTTGGGCTTGGGCGTGGTTGAGCAAATCAGCTTGGTGCGCTGGCCCAGGCGGATGCCGAATTGAATCATGTCCCACGACTCTTGGAGGTACTCCCATGCGGCCAACTCATCCAGCCAGCCACCATGGAACTGCGGCCCCCGGAAGCGCTCGGGCTCCGACGCCGGTATGCCCTTGATAAAGCTCCCATTGATGAGCCTTATCTCATGCAGGCTCTTGTTGTAGTCGGCAATTAGAACTTTTGGTATAACACTGAGCAGTCCTGAATCGCCTTCAAAACAGGTTCCCTTCAAGTCACCGCTGGTGGGGGCGGACACCAGCCACCGGGTGCCGGGTTGCTCCCATGCCCACTCAGCCAGCGTTTCAGCCGCGGCTCGGGTCTTACCGGCTCCACGGCCAGCCAGCATGAGCCAGATGTTCCACCACTCCCCTGGGGGCTCGATCTGGTGCTTGTGGGCCTTCTGGTACCACTCCATGCGCCAGTTGACCACCGCCTGCTCAGTTGGGTGGAGCTTTGCGAACTCCTCGACCAGGGCCGGGTCTTCCAGAAGTTCAGCTATTGCGCTCATTCCACTTGCCGGGTCATCTTCATGTTTTTGAGCAGTTCACCGAACACATTGACGTTGTGCTCGATGACGATAGGCTTGTTGTCGTCCCCAGCCACTTCCATCCTGGCCAGCTTGGGGATGTGGTACTCCACCACTGACTGGAATAGATCAAATGCCTTTGCCGGGTTGGGTGCCACCACAAACACCTCAACCGCTTGGCCATCCTTTGTGACCTCAGTGCCCTTCACACCCTCAGCAACCTTGTCGAGCCACTCAGTGAGCCTGTGAGCGTTTCCATCAACAAATGAGGCTATGGCCTGTCTGGCATCTGATGTGGCCTTGTTGGGCGTTCCTGGTGCCCTGCCGCCTGTCTTTACACCTATTGCCATGTCATGCTCCTCCAAATGAATCTACTTTAGATTCTTTGTGAGCGTCAACTAACTTTATTGTATAGGTCATATTCCAGTCCTTTGTCGCGCAGTCATTTCAGCGCATAGTGTGGAAGTTTAACCTCTAGCCTTGTCCTTTGTGAAGGGCATACTCTTTGTCGAAAGCTAAGTTGATTTCATCCGGGCTTGATGGGATGTGCATTGTTTGCGGCATGCGCAGATCATTGACCACCGCCACGATCTCCGCGACCATGCCGGGCCTTGTCTGCTGGAAATAGTCGTAGTTGACCCGCTGGCTGTACACATCCACGGATTGCTTGTAATCCTCGCCAATAAGCCTTATGGTGACCTCAACCCATTTGTGTGTCATTCTGCTTCGCTCCTCAGGATTCGGTGCTCGGCGAACTTCCGGTAAACCTTCAATTCTGCGTTCTCCCTCTTCAGGCGCTCAATCTCCGACTGCATGTGGCTCATGCGGCTCATGGCTTGGTCAATCCAGTTGCTGACCTCTACCGGCATGCTGAACTTCTGCGTAGGCATCGTGACCTTGATTGGGCGTGACATGGCTTTGAGTTGCGGTTTAACCGCAGGTGCTGTTTTCGCGGGGTGCGGTTTAACTGCGGTTTTCTTTGCCGGGGCTTTTTTGGCCGCGGCCTTTTTTGCTGTTGCCATGATGATCCTAGTGTTGGTGGTGGGTACGGGCGACTTCTTCGGCACGCTTGAACTGGTTGGGGCTGACCTCGTAGGTCAGGTTCTGGGTGCCATTGAAGATGTACACATCGAAGTATTCGCCCTGGCCATGCTCAGGGTCGGGCTCGATGTGGTCGTATGCCACCGTCACAGGGCCGAAGCCCAGGTCGGTTGGCACACGGTGTTGGAATTGCTCTTGCGTGACCATGGGTGCCTCCTCAAAGAATGATGATCTCGTCATCAGTGTGGATTTCGCGCACGTCATAGCTGATCTTGTCCAGCATCTTGTCAACGGCGGCATCCAGGGTGGCGGCGTACACCACATAGTCGTGGGCAACGCCGGTTTTGCTGATGATGGTGAGGGTGTAGTCTTGCATGATGATTTCCTTTATCTCCAAACTGAATATGGCTCACCGCCGCTGAGGGCAATGTCGTAGGGCGAAACGATGGGTGTTGAGTTGCGACGATTCCTGAGGTGGACGGCGTTGTCGTAAAAGTCTTCCCGCAGATGGTCAATGCGCTTGCCGCCCACCTCAACCAGAGGAAAGTCGATGAGAACCATCATGGTGTTGATGGGGGCGCGGCGTTTGTAGCTGAATGCTTGCATGTTGATCTCCGGGTTCAGTATGTGAAGAAGCCAGAGATTGCGCCAACGTAGCCACCCATGCAGGTTTTGCGACGGAACATCTCGCTGTAGTCCAGGGCACCGACCCAACGGTTCCATGCGGGGACGAAAAACACCACATAGCGTGCCGGTTGCTTGTCGCTGTCAAAGTATTCGCCTGCACGCTTGGAGGCGGCATCCAATGCCTTTTCTGCGGCCTCCTTGGTTGCGTAGTTCTTGCAGGGTTGCTTGTTGGTGGCGCGATACTCTTCGATGCGTGCGATCAATGTGTCGATGATGTTCATGTTGCTTCCTTGTTAAACCTGCTTCAGTGCAGTGCCTCTACTGTAACACCAAGTTAGAGCTTGCCAGACTTTTTTGCTAGGTGCTTTCCCTAATGTTGTATTTCTGCATCAAGGTCGCCACACGAGCACGTCCAGGGCCACCACGATGACTGCCAGCAGGAACACAACCCGCTGGAGCCTCTCAAATCGATTGTGAGTGAATGGTGGCATGGTCACATCCTGTGCATTGATATGCGGTTCAGGATGGCCTCTGCGGCGTCCCTGAGGGCCGATGCCACCGCTCCCTCGTCTTCCATGTCCGCAAGGTTGTTCACCACGTCTGCGCAGGCTTGGCGCTCAATGAACACCGCCCTCTTGGACGTTTCAATGGCCACCGTCATGATCTCGGCCTTGCCGATGGCCAGGGCCTCGTCAAACTCCTGCTGGGTGTACAGGGTGACGTGGCCACCGCCACTCAAGATCTGTCTGGCCAGTTGGCTCACTTCTGGTTTTTTGCTCATTTGAATCTCCTCAAAACGGTTGGCTCAACGTACCGCTCAGGCGGTGGGGGGTTCATCTTCTCGCTGGGTGGTGTCCACCCATACTTGCGCCAGATGGCCTGCACATCAGACCCGGACGACCACTTGAAGTCCCGGTTGGACACGCTGGGGTAGCTGATCTTTGAATGCGGTGGCAATTGGTTCATGCTTGTCTCCTTAAGGGTTTTGATCGGTCACAACACCGTGCAGGCTTCGCTTCCACAAGGGGAAGCCACTACGCTTGGCACCGGCATACACCAGTTGCTCTTCAGAATACCGGGTTTTGTTGAACACCGGGTACCCAGGCCCCACGAAGACGTGAGGGTTTCGGTAGTGGGGCACATAGGTGACCTCACCCAAGATGTACACGGTTTGCATGAAGGTTTCTTCTTTGTTTTCGAACATGGTTTTCTCCTGGTTAAATTTGATAGACGGACAAGCGGCCTGGGTTGACCCACTCCGCATACAAGTTGTGCTGGGACAGCATGTTGTGCAACACCGGGTTCATGCTCTCGCCACGCCACAAAGGGAACTCGGCATAGTAATCAACCCACTTGAAGCTTTCGGGCTCTTCACTGCTGATGCTGAAGTTTCCATTGTCTTCAACGTGCTCGTACACGGGTACCCCCGCTTTTTTGAGGGCATTGAATGCCTTGATAAATGGCCGTTTCATGTTGGCTCCTTTTCTTTGGCTGGTTTTTTGAAGTGGGCGTAACGCTCAGGCCAAAACAAATACATCCCAACTTCTGCCACGCTATCAAACTTCACACCGGCGGTGCTGTTGATGACTTCCAGGGCCAACTCCAAACCTCTGTCCAAGCCTCGTTCGTAATCTGATTTAGTTTTTTCCATGGTGTTCTCCTGATGGGGCCGAAGCCCCGTGGGTTAAATAATCCAGCCGTCCAGAGTGGCTTTGATGGGGGTGTTGAGCCTGTCGTATGCCTCTAAGTCTTCGGGCCACTGGAGCGCCCTTTCAAGCCACTGGAGCGCCTCTTTTGGCATGGGCACTATGACCACGGCAGTTTTGGTTTCCTCGTTCATAGTGGCCTCCAATTAAGCGGTGGTGGTGACTTTGATCACGGCGCTGGACTCGCCACGGAATTGCTTGTCGAATTCCTCTTCGGTGAGGCCAAGGGCCTTGATGACAGCTTCCACATCCACGGAACCAATGCGGTTCTCAATGGTCACACGCACACCATATTTCTCACCACGGTGCTTGCCTTCGCCCAAGGTGTTGGCAATGCCGTCCTTGAGGATTTTGGTTTGGGCGGTCAGAGTTTTGATCTGACGGTCGAGCACCGCAAGGGTGTCAATGTTGTTGGTCAGGGACTCGACAGTTGCGAGGGCTTGGATGGTTGCTTGAACTTCAGTCATTTGGAACTCCTTGTTAAACCTGCTTCGTTTGCAGTGAATGAACTGTAACACGAAGTTTGAGGAAAAACTGGGTTGATCCAATTATTTACTAGGGACTTACCCTAATACGATTCCAGCAAAGTTAATACTTGGGTTTCTCGTTTAGCCGTTTGATGGTCACATTGAGGGCGTCAATTTCTTCCATCTTTGCGATGGCCCAAGCCCTTTTTTGGCCATGCCAGCCCATCATGCTTCCCTGGTGGCATGACTTGCACAGGGCCACGCAGGTGTATTGGCAGGACTGCTTGATGTGGTGCGCATCCGAGGGGCCAGGGGCATCACACACCGAACAGGGCAATTCCTTGACCCGTCCGATGTACTCACGCTCGACTGCGGTGAGCTTGTTGTTCATGCCACCGCCTTGTCCATCACCCGGTTGGATGCCTCTATGGAGCGCCAGCAGTCGATTCTGGCCTGGGCTGAGATCAGTCCCCACCGGTACCCTTCTTCGCGCTCTACAGCGGCTTTGAGGCCCTTCAGTAGCTCGATGTACTCGGGGTCGGCGTAGGCCTCCACCTCAGCCGCCGCGGCTGTCTTGGTGCCAGCCAATAGGGCCGTGCGCATGAGCAAAGCCTTTTTGCTTTTGCGGAACTCCTCGATGTGTACCCTCTCGGCCTTTGCCTCGGCATATTTCTGCCCGTGGGTGTACAGGTAGTCCACTGCGTCATTGATTGATTTCTGGTTCATTTGTCTGTTCTTCCGTGTTTTGCGATCAGTGCGGCATCGGCCAGTGCTTGGCCTTTGCCCTTCTTGTCCAGGTCGCGCCAATGTGGCCAGATCTGGATGGCTTTGGATCGGGCCTCGTCCTTGTCTTTGAGGGTCAATCCAGCCCTTTTCTTCCATGACTGAGGGGTCACCATGGTCACGGGGATTTCAAGGGCTCCAAGGACGCCTGATACGCTCCCGCAGGCATGGCCAAAGGTGTACATGCTGGTCACCCCCTGTCCAGGCATTGCGCCGGTCAATTCCATGAAGGCCTCGGTTAAACCGCACTGCTTGATCCAACTGGCCAGGGCGGCGCAGTTAACCCGGTTGTGGGAGCCCACGGCGTAAGTGGGCATCTCCATCCACTCAATGGGCTGGCCGTCTTCCAGCATTACCAAGGCTCCGGTTAAACCGGGGTCGATGCCAAGTATCCTCATGTGCTCTTCCCCTTAAGTTTGGCAAAAATATAATCCATCATTCTCAATGCGTCATCTTTAGTCATGCTTGTCCCCTTGTTTGTGCTTTTAGGATTCATTGAGGGCAAGCCAAACCATAAAACAGATGACAGAAATGGCTAGTGTGATTCCTAAGAATCCCAAACCAAAGATGATTAGAACGGTCTCAATCACAAACTCCCCTCATTTCCCAACCCAACAAAAAGTAATTCCATCTGCCCTGCATAGCGGGAACATCATACTTGTCGCCACTCATGGCTAAATCAGACTCTGTGTAGCCTTTGGAGGCCATCAACGCTGTAAAGACTTGTCTTGCTTTCATGTGTTCTTCTCCTCGGCGTAGCCGTTCTTTTGCTTGAGTTTGGCTTCAATGGCTGCAATGACCTTCTTGCCTTTTTGAGACACCGGGCCTGCACCACCATTCATGCCGTAGTAGTAACGCAAAGTGTCATCGGATAGGATTTCCTCATCCGTCAGCCCTACCCATGTGCGCTGTGGTTTGCAATTAGGGCATTCAATCTCTGGTTCTTTACCAAAGCGTTCCTCCCACCATTCGCGCTGATCTCTGTCTCCGTCATAGATAAGTTTCACTTCACATTTGCAACAAAGAATGTAGTCACCGATTGCCATTTTCAACTCCTATATTTGCAAACTCACCATGAATATTGATTGATGCCTGTATGTAAGACTTGTGTGCCTGTTCTGCTGTATCAAAATATCCAAGTGTCTTACGCTTTCCATCTTTCCAGATGCTTGCTGTAAATCGTTTTGCGTGTTCACGCCAATAAACACCCTTGAATCCGCTTTTGTTATCAGAGCGCACTTTCATGTTCATGCAATTTTCAGAGCGTGTTGCCTCTCTTAAATTACACAGTCGGTTGTCATGCTTTAAACCATTTATGTGGTCTATTTCATTGGCGGCCTCTGAACCATAAGCAATTACCCAACAAATGCGGTGCGCCCTGAAGTTGTGGCCTTTAACCATGATTTTTCTGTAACCACTGGAATCCACATTGCCAGCAACTTTTCCAACTCTGTCGCTTCTGCCTTTAACCCACACAAGTTCCCCTGTTTCTTGGTTGTATTTAAGTGAATCAATGCCGACTTGTAACGCTTCTAGTCTAGTCATGGTTGCTCCTTTGTGTAGAGAGGTATTGGAAAACACTTGATGGGTATGTGTGACCATTTGCACATTTGTCGTTGCCGTTTGGTCGCCGTTCACGCATCACGCCTTTTGCGCCACACTGAGGACAGTAGCCATATACCGCCACAGGCTCTTGCTCAATCTCTTGCCCAAGCCTCTGAACTTCACGCATGGGGTCTGCCAATCGTGCTTTGAGTGCGGTGATTTCATTCTCATAATCACCATTCGGTGAGTTGGCACACTCCAACGCCTCAAGTGCCATTGCCATTGCTTCTTTGTCAGTCATGCTTGTCCCCTTGCTTCAAGTATTCCAGTACATTGCCAGCAGAACACCACCTATCCCTGTCTTCCCTCAGTCTAATTATTTCCACTCCGCACCATTCCAGTGCCTCTACTAATTTCTTATGGTCAAGTTCGTTAATCGGAACACCATACCAAGTAGAAAATTTATTCATCTTTGCCCCCTTGCTCTAATTGCAGTGGCACATTCATTGCCATAAGCTGAATCTTCCGTTGCCATACCATTTGCTGGTGTGTCCCACAATGTTTCACACACCTTTGCACACGCCTCACGCTCTTTCTCTGCTACCAGTTTGGCAAAGTGATAGCGTGTATACATCTCACCATCTTTGATTGACTCTTTCATAGCCTGTTGCCACATAGTGTCGATTTCGTCTTGTGTCATGCTTCTTCCTCCAGTGGTACATCACGCCATTCACCGGGCGCATTCCATTGCGTGTGTTCCCAGTATTGCTGGAGGATGCGAACTTTTTTGCCTATGCCTTCGCCGTGTTCAGGTGCAGGCACTGTGCGCTCAATGAAGCGCAGTTTTGGTGTTGGTGTCATGCTTCTCTCGCTTTCAGCATCGCGTCTGCTTGTTTGTATGCGGCGACGGCCGTGTCTTCAAAGTCCATGTTATTTCGCCAACGGGGGTCTGACAGCAGTCCTTGCATAGCCTTGGCCGCAAAGTAATCCCGTAAATCCATGCCGTCATCTTCCCTCCAAAACACGTTTGGAAATGCCTTGGATACTTTGGGGGGTAAATTCATTTCATGCTCCATAATTTGTTTCTTTCTCCATCCTGATGTGTGTTGCCAATGACCTTGCCGCATGGCAAGTTCCTCAAATGCTTCGTCTTCTGGATCTTTCATTTGTTGCTCCTATCGTTTTCATCCATCCAAAACCAAAGCTCGGCCAACGCATACAGCACCAGCCCAGCCACCGCCACTGCCAGGGCACCCAGCAGAAAAATTGTCATTACTGTTTCAGTCATTTGCCCACCACTATGTCGTGTGATTTTCTTTTGCCTTGAACAATCTTGGTGACCCGGCTCACAGTCTGGCGGTGGGCCTGGATCATCGTCCGTGCCGGTAAGTTGTCCAGCACCGTGCAGTAGTCCTCCAGGATCGCCCGGATGAGCTGTATGGCGTGTCCATCAAGTCGGATGGGGTGACCCTTCAAGGATCGGTTTCCAGCCTTAGCAAGGGCCATTGCGGCCTCGCCAATCAAGTCATCGGGGTCTTCCACCTGCCCCATGACCAAAAGTGTCTCCATCATGTTCAAGGCATCAGACACAACAACCCAATCGTCATAGGTCGGTGCCGGGTCTTTTTCCAGGGCGCTCAAGCCCTCAAACATCCGGGTCAACTGGAACATCCGTTTTTCCACCGGCAGGGGCTCTGTGGGGCTGGCCATCAATACATCCCAATGTGTGTAGGTCTTCAATCACTTCTCCTTAATCCCACAGCGGTGTGGTGAATAAACTATAACATGGAATTAGAGTTTTGTGCAAAATTTTTTAAACCCAGCCCTTGAATTCCTTAACGTGTTGAGGGATCTCTCTGTACCCCTTACAGATCCTCAAAAAGTTTCCAATAATTTCAGGTATTTCCTTGCCGACATGATCGGTTCCCTTGCACCACTTATTGAGCAGGTACACCTGACCTTTGGTCAATCCCTGCTCATCGCTTATCTCATTCAAGTATTCCTGTGTAACTATCATTTCATTCTCCAAGTTTTTGATCGCAGAGGGCAGTGACTGAGCAATGGACAAAAGCCACCCCAGGCCCGGAGAACCGGGGTTGGCTGAAGATCAAAGTTCGCGTCGGTTGTTCCCTCGCTTCTTTGGTTGCGGTCATCTCTCAATGTTCCGCCGCAACTGTCAGACATTTAGACCCATTGTGAGGCCCCACCTTGGCGCACTGACCGAGCTTGACCTGGATGTTGCCGTTGCCCCGGATAACCCCAATCTCTCGACCTGGATCCGTTCTGGCGGTTTAATCAACACCCAGCGCTATCTCCACCCGCGCCTGCCGCATCGGTTAGTTTTTACGGCTCTCGCCCCAAGCCAAAACGTTCGTGATCACCAAAAGTCTTGGGGCAAGCTAGGCGTGGAAAACAAAAAAGCCGTTAAGACAGACCCCGGTGGAACCACACCCTCTTTTGAAGGATATGCACCCCATTCGGGGTCGGAGTCTGACTTAACGGCTTTCATGCTCAGAGTTCCACGTCTTTGCATTTGCTGAAATTCTATCAACACGTCTCAGGACGTGTCAAGAGCTACCAACACGGCTGGGGACTGGTGAGGAATTACCAGAGGCGGCGCAAGAACTCAAGAGAGTCGGCAACCGCATGAACCAGTCAGTCCCCATGCGTGTAGGTTGTTGGTGGGGTTTGGATTTCATGGGCTGTCCATTCTCCCGTGCGCCGTTGCGAACCCAACGGTAAGCGGCCTTTGTCTATCGCACTACACCAACACGGCTGGGGACTGCCCACTCGCTTGCGAGGCGTTGGTTGGGTTGCACCCACAATCCCCATGCGTGTTGGCCCCACCTAAGGGGCCTGAAAATCATATCACTTCTTTCGGCACTCCATAATTTTTTGCACCACAGCCCACAAACTGCTCTTGGTGTGAAGGTCATTTGCATCCCACCCCATCTCGTTGGCCATCGTCCAAGGCAGGCCGGTGGCCACAGCACTGTTTTCCCCGGTCTTTGACTCGTCGTTGTCAGCAAATACAAACCGCCTGCCCTTGATCTGCGGGGCCACTTGCACAAGGTTGGAAGCCGAAAAGCACACCACTACGCTGGCCAAAGAACCGGTGCTCCGCAGGGCATGGCTCAACGACAAACCGGTGGCGTAGCCCTCCACCAGCCAAACCTCAGCGGCATCTTTGACCCCCAGCCACAGCACAGCATGCTTGGCCCTCATCCCAGCCAGCATCTTCTTGTGGTATTTCCGCAACTCCCCATCCCACCAGATCTCCTGGTAGCCCTGGAGGACATTGGTTGCCACGTTGCGCATCGGCACCAAAAGCTTTTCATCCAGCACCAGCCCCTTCATCTCGGGGAACCCCTTCAAATGCAGGTAGTTGTGCAACTCCATCTTGGCCGACCGCAGAATGATGTCGGCCTTTTGGGCGGTCAACTGGTACCGGCGCTCCTGGGTATCCTCAGCAGACCGCTTTTTAGCCCCCCAGGCGCGTTTTTCTTCATCAGTCCATGGTTTGGCATTGCCATCCTGGTACCACGTCACTGAAGAGCCGTCTGCCCAGTTTTGAACCCAGCCCCGGCGACCGTCCCAAAAGTAAGCCCCATTGTCCGACCTGGGCTTGTCCACCGTGCCACAGCGCTTGATCCGATCGGAAGCGATCAACCGGTTGGGGTCGATCTCCACCCCGTGGATGCGTGCAAAAGAAATGAAGTCGCTCATTTGTTCCCCGCAAAATATTTGATCGTGGTATCAGTATATTGAGGTTGTTTGCTGGGTTTGCGCCGAACGTCGTTCTCATGCAACTTCTTCCGAATTTTTGAGCATTTGTCTTTTTCTAATTCGTTGTGTTGTTTTCTGTGCTTGCCGCAAATCTCGCAAATCCAGCTTTCAAAATATGAACTCATTTGCTCATCCCCCGCTTGAACGCCATGTTCAACGACTGGATCTTGTTGTATACGTTCTTGCTGATCTCCACCGTGGGAGCCTTGCTGAACTGCCAACGGGTTTCCTGGCCGGTGATCTTCTGAAACAGGTGCCACGCCCGACCAGACTGCTTGTCAGGTTGGCTGTGATGCCGGGCGTATGAGCACACTTGATTCCACAAGTGCTCGGCGTTGTCGGCCAACTTCTTCTTGTTCTTTCCCTCACCGATGTAGATTTCTTTCATGTGGCCGGGCAGGGCCTCTTGGATCGCAGGCGACACCTTCTCATACCCGCAGGCCATACAGCGCTTGCTGAAGAGTTTGTAGCCACAGCGTGGGCATCCCTTGAGTTCATAGTCCTCGTCCTTGCGGATCGCCTTGTCAAGCTTTTCGCCATCATCGAGCTTGGCCAGCCCGTTGAAAAAGACCTCAGTGAAGTCATCGGCAAAGCGCACGATGTTGCCGCTGAAGTCCAGCAAATAGCAATCCTTCTTGCCGGGTGAAGATCTTAGGCCGCGGCCCCACATCTGAATGGCAGTGGACAACGACTTGCGAAGGGGGCGTGCATCGCACACACAACCCACGTCAGGCACGTCAAACCCCTTGGCCAAGGCTTCCACACTGATCAAGATCTTGAGCATACTGTTGGGCTTGCGGTACTCCTCCAATAGGGTCTTGCGCTCAGTGTCGGTCGTTTCAGAGGTAAACACCGCGGCCATGACACCTTGGTCGATGAACTGTTGGGCCAGTTGCTGGCAGTGCTTGATGGTGGCACCAAAGATGATGGTCTTGCGGTTTTCAGCAAATCGAATCCACTCAGTGACCACGTCCCCCACAATGGCCATGCCGCGCTCCTCAGCGGCCTTGTCCGTCCACTCCCCACCGGCAGTCTTGGCTCCGCTCATGTCGGGCTTGGTGCAGGAAAATATCCGCATCGGCACCAACACACCGGACTCGGTCAACTCGTGCATGGTGGTGGCGTTGATCAGGTTGGTGAAGATCTTCCCCAAACCCGTGCTGAACGGTGTAGCCGACAACCCAATCACTGCGGCACCGGTGGTTTGGGCAAATTCAGTCCAAGCCTTGTAGGTGGTATGGGCCTCATCGACCACGAGCACATCCAGCTTTGGCCAGAACTCCCGCTTGGCAATCGTTTGCACTGAGGCGATCTGGAGCAACGCCTCTGGCCTGCGCCGCCAGTGCTCGGCTTGGATGACTCCGTGAGAGCTCAATCCGTAGGCATCAGCGACCTCAGAGGTCTGGTTGATCAGTGTGGTGCGGTCGCACAGGAAAACTGCACGCTTGCCCCTTTGCATGGCCTCATGGCAGATCCGCAAACCCAGGTAGGTTTTACCGGCCCCCGTGGGGGCCATGATGATCTGGTTCTTGTGGCCATCACGGAAGCCCTTGCGTAGGGAATAGTGGGCATCGACCTGGAAGGGGCGGGGAGCGGGGAAGGTAGTTCCATCATCACACCCCTTAGGTGCTAGGAGGTCAGTCATTTTTTGGCCTTGTCGAGTTGTTTTTGGAGCTTCTTGCATTCCTTGACCAGTTCGTTCTTTTCCCTCATGAGGGCATCGATCCGAAGTTGCATCTGGGCATTGAGGAAGTTCAATTTTTCAATCTCTGCATGCTGTTGGGCCAACTTGTCATCAGCCTCAAGGAAGCGGTGCATGGCCTCGATGTCAGCGGCCAGGGCCATGTCATTGGCTTTCAGCTCATCGGCGTCGGGAGCAAAGTCATCCTCAGGTCTTGTAAGTTTCGGCTCAGGTTCGGTTAAACCGGGTTCGGTTAAACCGAGGTTTGCCTTTTCAGCCAACTTTTTCTCAAAATGGCGCTCAATCTTTTCAGCCTGCTTGGCCTTGGCCTCAGGGTTGCGCACAGCGGCTACAAAGGTGTCTGACACCTTGCACAGCTTGGCAATTTGGTTGTTGCTCAGGTCTTTGGTGTCCTCATGGATCAAAGCCGCTTCAACCACCCGGCGTTTGGTGGCGTTGTTGCGTTGCAGGCCATGGTTGCCATTGACCCCCATAGCAAGCACCTGGGCCTCGCGCTGGGTGCCTGGGGTGTACTCCACGGGAACCATTTTTGCGCCAGCCGCCATGTAGGCAAAGTAGCGGTGAAACCCGTCAACCAGCCAATGGGTTGACCCATCAAACACGGTTTCCATGTAGGGAAATTCATCCCCATTGCGCATTGCTTCAGTGTAGTCCCGCACAACATCTTGGTTGATCTGATCGCGGTACTGCGTACCACCGTCGATGCGTATGTCTTCCAGTTTTACTTTCTTCATCTTCACTCCTTTAAACACTCAACATTGAGTTCATGCGAAAAGATCCGGGCGCAAGTCTTTGCGTTTGACCTTGCCCTTGGTTTCCTTTTCAATCCGTTTGGCCAACTCAGCAGAACAGTTACGTCTACCGCTAATCAGCAGGCCCATCCAAGTCGGCGTGATGCCCAAACGAGCGGCCAACTCTTGCTTGGCACCTCGCGGTTCATCATCAAAATATTTGTGTAGTTTCATTTGTTGCTCTCTAACATGGGGTTTGAAAAAACTATAACACAATTTCAAATTCCGTGTTATAGTTTGCCTACGGTCACAAGACCGGGTTTGTCCGATAAGGACGTTTTTCAGGAGTTAATATGAGTTTTTACGTTGAAGATAAGGGTGGCGATTTTGAACGTTGTCCATCCGGTATGCATCTTGGTCGGTGTTACCGAATAATTGACTTGGGTACCCAGAAGTCAGAGTATATGGGGCAGGTCAAATACCTCCACAAAGTGATGCTTGGCTGGGAGCTTCACGGCTCAAACGATGCCGGTGAACCCCTCAAGATGAAAGATGGTCGCCCGTTTGCAATCTTCAAAAACTACACCCTATCTTGGTCGGAAAAAGCCAACTTGCGGCTTGACCTTCAATCATGGCGTGGCAAGCAATTCTCTCAAGAGGAAATGCGCCGCTTTGACCTGAAGACCATCCTTGGTGTGTGGTGCATGTTGAACATCATTGACCGTGTCGGCACGGATGGAAAGACCTACACCAACGTCAATGGCATCACTCCAGTGCCCTCAGTGATCAAGCAAGCTGGTTTGCCTGCGCCCGTGAACAAGAATGAGTTGTTCAACATCGGCGACCCCGACATGGCCATGTTTGAAACCTTCAGCGAAAACTTGAAGAAGAAGATTTCATCTTCACCAGAGTGGCAAAGACGCAACGCACCGATAAACAGTGCGCCTGAGCCTCTTGCCTCGTATCCTGATCAAGATGATGACATTCCCTTCTGAGGAGCACAACATGGACGTGAAACAAATAGCCCTTGAAAAAGTCATCAAGATGCTCAACAACATCGGCGTTGAATTTGCTGTGATCGACTTTGATGGAAAGAAGCACGGCACCCTTGAGGTGGCCCCACCCAAGCCTGAGCGCACCCGCACAAAGTATGACAACCCTCATGGCGAACTCACCCAGTATGTCAAGGGTTACATCGGTGAAATGAAGCCCGGTGATGTGATTGAGGTGCCCATCAAGTACGGTCGAAGACGAACCCAATCAGCCTTGTCTGGATATGCGTGTCGGATATTTGGTAACAGCAACACTGTCACCTCGTACAACACCGCCAAAGACACCCTTGAAATCATGCGCATTTTGTAAGGAGCCACAACATGACCGCGCCAGAAAAACTGAAGAAGCTCAAAACAGACATTGATTACATTGATCCCAAGACAATGCAAAAGGTCTGTTCTTTTAATCAGTGCATTGAAAAATTCACCATCACTGGGCAAGAAGAAATAACGACTTACCCCAAATGGAGAGATGGCAATCCACTCATAAAAACAACGCATTACCACGTTTGCTCTGATTGCGGCAGAAAGCACAGATCACAAAAAGACAAGTCAAAGAATGTGAGTAGTTTTTATGAAGCCGCCGCTGGTGGCGGAAATGAATTAAACAGAAAAGAGAAAAGCACATGACCACAATCATTGCAAGATCGGCTGAATCCGTTCACTGGTACCGCCAGGACGGTGGGCCTCAATACACGGTCAAGGCCAAAGATGGCTCAGACCGCTCCACGACCCTCAGGGACGCACGAAAGATGAACTTGGTACCTTCGGTCACCACGGTCATGAAAATCGCCGCAAAGCCCGGTTTGGAGGTCTGGAAGCTGGAGCAAATGCTCCTTGCCGCCCTGACCCTGCCAAGGCTCCCCCAGGAGCCCGAAAAGTCCTTCATCGCTCGAGTGGTGGCCGACTCCAAGGAATCCGCAAAGATGGCCGCTGAACGGGGGACTCGTATCCATGAGTCCATCGAAAAGCACTATCGAGGCGAGGCCAACGAGCACAGCGCCATTTCCAAAGCCTTTGAAGAAAAGATCTTCGACCACTTCAAGACCCACCCCCATCAAAAGTGGGAAACAGAGGTATCGTTTGCCCACCCCATGCAATTTGGTGGGAAGGTGGACTTGTTCACCCGACCAGATGAATCCGCACCCAACGGGATCATGCTGGACGCCAAGTCAAAGGAATTTGGCCCAGATGATGATGTGATTGCTTATGACGAACACCTCATGCAGTTGGCCGCATACCGCAACGGCGTGGAGATGCCTTATGCGCGGTGCGCAAACGTGTTTGTGTCCGTCACCCACCCAGGCCTGATCAAGGTTCATGAGTGGTCTGAGGAGGATCTACAAAAGGGCTGGAATATGTTCCAGGCTTTGCTTACCTATTGGAAGCTGAAAAACAACTTTGGAGAAATCAATGGACAGTGAAAACAAATTTTGGTTGTGCGCTTGGGGCATTGCGTTGGCGTTCTTAACGACGGTCATCGTGTGTCTCACAGTCCACGCTTGGAACAAGCTCGACAAGTGGGAAAAAGCCGTCAGCAATGGCGCTGATCCCATGGTCACCACCTGCGCTTTGCACGGCGATGCAAACATTGCCATCTGCACAATCTTGGCTCAAAACCGTAAATAAGGAAACATCATGTCAGCACAACGCATCTACATCGTCGGCACACCCTCTGGAGAAATCCGTTTGGTTCGTGCATCCATCCGCCAGCAGGCCTTGAGCCATGTGGCCAACAGCGTATTCACGGTGCGCGTGGCATCTCAAGATGACCTCGTGAGCGCCGTGACCAAAGGCGTCCCCGTGGAAACCTATAAAGCCCCTGAACAACTGGAATTGACATGAACCCATACCTCACCACTGAAGAGATCCGCGACACCTTCATCAACACCAAGCTGGAGGAGAACTACAACTTCCTTGAGGAAGATTTGGAAAAGCTTGCCAGTGCCTTTGTGATGGCCGCAATGCCCAAGATCGTCCGCACTGAGCGCACCATGTGCATTGACTTTGTGCGCACCCTCAATGGGCCTGTGGCACAAGCCCTGGAAGACAAACGAGGATCACTGTAAAAAAAACCCCCTGCCGCGAAGCAGGGGGAAACGGGAGGCAACTGCTTTGCCCTTTAAATCATGGAAATAATTATTCTTTTTCTTTTGTGGGTTGTAGTTCAAATTTTGGTATCAACATCTTTTTGGACTGCATTCTGGATTTGGATATTTCGCCGCTGAAAACCAATTAAGGTTTGGCGGGTTCTGAATTTAAAAATTCTTCCGCCCCAATGTATGCAGACGGCAAATTGAGAAGCATGCCCAAGCCTGACAGCGGTGGATTGCCAGTCATCATCAATGTGCTACCAAGGGCACCCGCGCCATGAGCGGCCATTTTCCCGTACTCTTTTGCTTGGAGAGCTTTGTAAGCCTCACCTGCTTGCTCAGGCGCAACTGCTCCAGCCAGCACAGGTGAAAAGCGCGGTAGGATTTTTCGGCCCATATAGCCAAGCATCTGACCAGCTTTGCCTGAACCTCCATATCTTTCCGTTTCTTTTCTCAGGCGATCATTGTCAGCCGATGAAGTTGGTGGCACACCGGGCGCAGTATGGGCATCAATTGCCTTGTTTGCATCGCGCAAAGCCTTCATGTTGCTTTCATAGGCTTTTTGTGCGCTATCCAAATTGAATTGCATTTGGGCCTTTTGTTCAGCCAATCGCCTTTTGGCATCTTCCTCAGCGGCTACACGAGCCTTTTGTTGATTGTCTTGCTGAGACTTTTGCTCTGTGGCATATTTTTGACCTTCGGGGCCAAGCAACAAAGGGCTTTCTGCAAATTTTTGAAATGCTGGGCCCACCTGTTGTGCCCGTTCAATTGAACTGGCCATGCCGGGTATGCTCTTTTGGACTTTGCTCATGCTCGGAGCATCCAAACTTTCCAAAGGTGTTAGACCAAATTTCTGTGCATATTTGCTGGTGGCTTCACCGCCAATAGGTTGCCTTGACAAAACAGACTCAGGAGCACTTGGGGTTGTGCGAAATTCTGGTGGCAAAAATTCATTGATTCCCAAGTTTTGAACAAGCGTGTTGTACTTAAAAGCTTCTGCCAATTGTCGTTGACTTTGATTGAATCTTTCTTGTGCAAGATTTCTTTGCTCCATCAAATTCTTTGATGTGGTTTCATATTCTTGGAATGGATTGTATTTCCCTGCTTTTTCCAGTTCTTTCAAATTCTGTTGGTATCGAAGTTCATTTGTAGGACTTGCTGTTGAACCCGGTGCGATTGCCTCAAGTGCTTTGGACGTGGTATATCCCGCAACCGCGCCTGCCCCCATGGTTTTAAGATCTTCTTTTGTTACGTTACCAAGTTTGTCCAAAAGTTTTGTTTCAGGACTTTTATCATCATCATCGCCAATCAAATCCAAAAAAGCTTGCTTGGGATCTTTTTCAGTTTTGTTTGGCGCTTCAACATCAGATTTCACATCTGCTTGCTGATCAGATGTCGAGCTTTTGCTTGCAACACCAGCCTCATTTTTAGGCTGTTTTTTCAGCACCTCTGCATCATCTTCCATCAGTGCAAGGAATGGGTTGCGATCAGTCATGGTTTTTTACCCTTTGAATCTGATTTCCTTTTTTCTTTCATAGCTTGAATTGCTTCGGAATGCAATCTTTCTAATTTTTCTTGATCTTCTTTTGCTTTTTTATTTATTTCTTTAAAATATGAAGACTGGGTCAAAATGTCGGTATACGGAGTTGGGCTCATTGTGTCCAGTTGTACTGGGTACTCTTTCACAATCTGATCATGCAGGGCTTTATTTTGTTTGAATGTTATGTAGTCTTTGGACAAATTAAGAAAAGCTGTAGCAGGGTTTTGACTTAACGATGCTTTAGTGCCATCCAAAATTTGTTTGTAAGCATCCTGTCCTTTTTCGGGTGTAATTCCTTGCGATGCAAGTTTGGCGTTTCCAACCACCAGCATGGCCCTGAGCATACGATCCGCAACCATTTGTTGCTCAGGATTTAAACCGGCGGATAAAAAAGCGTTGACGGGCAAGTTTAAATTTGCCGTCATGCCGTTAAAATTTATTCCAAATCCAGCTTGTGCCGCTGATGCAAATTGATTCAGAAGAGTACCATCTTTGCGCAATAGGTTAAACACTTGCCTTGCCACATCTGGGTGATCGTTTAAAAGGCCAATGGCCGCTTTGTATTCGCTGTCCACTGACGTAAAGTTTGGCTCCTCAGACAACAGCCTCCATTGATTGGCGGTTGCTTCAGAACGTGCCTCTCTTATCTTTGCATTTTCCCTGTATTGCTCTTTCAGTGTTTCGCGCTCTGCATCAGATTTACCAGAAAGATCAGGGTATTTGAATAATGAGGGATAGGGCTTTAGCTTTTCATCTTTGACCGCTGGCGCAGGCCGACCAGGATTAAGCTGAGATTCCAAAGCTTCCGTAGCACGAGCACGCTCAACGGGGTCGGTAATGTTTGCAATGCCTTTGCGCACGCTATCAAGCGCACCAGGGGCACTGAGGTCAAACATGCCAACCGGCGCATTGGATGGTGCTCCGGTGGCGGCAGGTGCGGCGGCAGGCCCCTCTGCGCCCGTTGGTTTTCCACCCGGCAACAACGGTTGCGCCTCCTGGCGCAAAGACAACTGCCCCGGCAGGTTTGCCAAAAAGTCTTGCTCTGCCTTGGACAGCGACATGCCCTTGGCCTGTTTCATCTGGATAGCGTCCAACATCAGGCGTTGCTGTGACGACGTGAACTCCAGATCCTTACGCTGACCCTCATAGGCCGCTTTGACGGCCTCCGCAACCGGCGTCTGTGGGTTGAGCGAAAACAACCTTGTGAAGGTGGCCTGATCCATGGGCTTGCCACTGGAGCGCCATTTCTCATACTCATCCGCTTGTGTTTTGTTTGCACCAGTCAGAATCTTGGACTGTGCAAGCTGTGTGCGCATCTGGGCGATGGGAAGCTCTGCTTCACGGCGTCTTTCTTCGGTTTCACCCAGGGATTGGGATGCACTGCCCAGGGACGCAAGAAAACCGCCCAATTGGGGCTTGGCAAAGCCTGCGGCCACGTTGAACCAGTTGGGCTGGGCATAGCGTTGCTCAAGCGCCTTGATCTGTGCATCAAGCGACTTCTGGTACTCCTCCAGATCCGTCTGGGAAGCGCCAACAGGGTTGATCTTTGCGGGGTCTGTGACCAGACTCAAAGGTGATTGGGTTGCCATTGTGTTTCCTTCAGAATCTTTTATTCATTGGGGTTTACTAAGCCCGGATCGGCTGGCTCTAGGTTTCTGTAGTGATACCCAGTATCTTCATATTCATCTGGAAGAGTGGGAGTTGGTAAGTTTGGATAGGGTAATTCAAACTCATCTGGAAGAGTGGGATTTATCATTGGCGGCAATTCAGGATTTTCAAATTCATTATCCAAAATGGGCCTTGTCGGTAATCCGGGGCCGGGTGGTGTTGGCGTATTGAATTGACCCTTGATCTGATCAAACAGCGAAGTGCCTTTGATCGGATTTCCAAAAGAATCCAATTTCTGCGTGAACAAGCCAGCCGCACCAGCGCCAATCGTACCAAGCGCAGACAACGGTGACATGTTGAGCTTGGTTTCTGTGGTGGTCGGGATCTGGTAGCCCTGCATGATGTTCGACAGTTGAGCCAAACGGGTCAATGGGAACAATTCTTGTTGCTGTTGGATCTGACGCTGTTGCTCACCCATGGTGGACAAGGCATTCACAGCACCCAAACCAAGGTTTTGTTGGGTACCAGCCAAGGCACCCATCTGCTGGCCAATTGCGCCCAGGTTTTGCTGGCCCTGAGCGGCCTGTTGGCCTGCGGTAGACCCCAACTGCCCAAGCATTTGATTTTGGGCTGTAGCGGCCTGCAAAGCCTGTCCATAGCCCTGATTCATCAATTGGGCGATCTGGCTGTTCAGGTTCTGCCGCTCATTTGCTTGCAACTGCCCCAATACCTGGGCACCACGCATGGAACCGTATTGGCCAGAACCCACTGCGGCGGCAGTGGCGTTGGGTGACACGTTTTGCTGGATGTTGCGCTCGGCAATGTCCGACAAGCCCTGGGCGGCAGTCCGCGCATAGGGGTTCATGAATTGGCTTGCCATCTCAGCCGGGTTGTAGCCTGCCGCTTGACTCAGGTACTGGGCACCAGCCTCCAAGGGCGACACGGCCCCCGCGGCTTGGCCAAGTGTCTGGCTGGCCTGGGTAAGCTGTGGCACATACGAGCTACCGGCACCGGCAACCTGTTGGAAGGCTTGCTCCTGAAGGGGCTGGGCTCCGACATACTTGGCAGTTTGGACTGGCTGACCCAACCCTGCGGCCTGGGAACCAGTGGTGGCCAGATTGCTCAGGTACTGGTTGTAGAAGCTTGGTGCGGTAGTCGCTTGTGTTTGACTGGACTCGAGCAAATTTGCCATTTTTAACCTTTCACCATCTTGAGGTAGTCAAGAGGAGATTTTGCCTTTGGAGGGATTTTAGATGTAGGAGCCGATCTTTTGTGCGCTCGGATTTCCTCTCTCATTGCATCAAGCATTTGCGCACCTTTTTTGTTGTCGCCACCACCCAGTGCAGTTACCAGGGGCTCGGGGAAGACATATTCACCGTCAGCAATCTTGGCGGGGACGGCGTTGCCACCCTCCTTGTACTGATGGGGCACCTGACCCTGGAAGTTGGCCAAAGTCAAGGCACCAGCCTTGCTCGACCCATCCCCCAGTGCCGCCACGGTGTCGGCGTCCATGACATAGTCCCCATCATGGAGCATTGCTGGGATGTCATCGGACTGCCCAGTACCCCGCCCATTGGCGTAGAACCCGGTTAAACCGGTGATGAATTCAGGGTTGTGACCCTTGGGTGCCGCCTTGGCATATTTCTCTGGCAAACCGCCCTTTGCGTGGCCGACCAACCCCTGTTTAAGTTGGGGGAGCTTGGCAGGTTCGGTAGAGGTGGCTTTGCGTGAACCCATGGACAAAAACGGGTTTTTGCTTTCAGCAAACTTGGGCAAAGACTTGTCCAATTCAGATGAAAACTGGGATAAAACACTGCTCACAGAAGATCCCTGTGAGTATTCCTGAGGGGCAATACCTCGATCAGCCAGCACGTTCATCAATGTGGGGTCTACGTTGTCATAAAGCTGTTTCAACGGCTGGAATGGGTTCATGACAGATGGCGCTTTTTTGGTTTCCAACATCTGAGCTTTTGTGTCCAGCCATGGGATATTGCCCATGGTATTTTGTTGGGTCGCAGGCAAGCCACCAGTTGGAGTGGTTGAAGTGGTTGGGGTAGTCGAAGTGGTTGGGGTAGTCGAAGTGGTTGGGGTAGTTGTTGGTGTTGCAGTCGGCGTTTTAGGATTAATTGGCGTAGAGGGCAACGGTGAAGTTGGTTTGGTTGGATCATCAGAAACAGGCACGCATGATCGGCTTTCCAAGTCATACACATACCCATCAGGGCATTCAATAGGCTCTGGTGGTTCATCCTCATCTGCCACGCACATACTGCCATTCCAGTGGTACCCCGGTGCGCAGTCCTCAGGGCCTTCTTCAGGAGGTTCCTCGGGCGGCTCCTCAGGAGGCTCCTCAGGAGGTAATTCAGGTGGTGGCTCTTCGATGGGCAATGCGCCTATTGGTTCAACAGGAATTTGATCGTCAATGGGCAAAGCCCCAATCTGCTTCTTTTTGTTTTCTTCATCTATGCGATTTTGCTCATCAATAGCGGCTTGTCGTGCGGCGGCTTCCGCATCTAACCTGTTTTGCTCATCAATAGCCTTTTGCCGTGCATCAGCTTCTGCATCAAGTCTATTCTGCTCATCAATGGCTCTTTGTCGTGCGGATGCCTCCGCATCTGCCCTGTTTTGAGCATCGATCTCAGCCTGCCGCGCAGAATCCTGAGCGGCTGTGGTTTTCATGTACTGATCAAAACTTTGATTCAATTCATCTTGGTTTTGTACATACGCAAAGTTGTTCAACTCTTCCGGTGTTGCGTCCCGCCCATAATTTGATTGAAACTTAGCGTTTGCATCCATGCCATTTTTGATGGCCTGCAAACCAGATGTGGTTGCCGCAAGCAAGGCGGCTTTGCTTGGATCTTTACCACTCAACTCAGCACGCAAAGTGGCATTGAAAACCTTTTGAACGCTTGGGGGAAGCTGTGAAAAACCGTCAATCTTCCCCATGATCGTGCCGACAGCGCCACCAACCCCGCCATTGACAAAGGCCGCAAGCGGATCACCTCCGGTTAAACCGGCAACAACAGCATTTCCCGCCGCACTGCCAACAATGCTATTTGCAACAGCACCCATATCCACGGCACTGCCCAAAGCTCCACCCACATAGTCGGCAACATACGGCGCGGCCATGATGGTGCCAATGGTGGTTGCGGCTTTGTTCCAGTCCCCAGTGTAGGTTGCCTCGCCAGCGGCCCTGGACATTGTGTATATCGCGCCCGTGCCTGGGCCAGCAAACACATCCAACAATATGGGCGTCAGTGGGCCAAGTTCTTTCAATGCGCCTCGGGCCATATCAGCAAATGGCCCTTGGTACTTGTAGTAGGCGTATTGACCCAATCCACCTGTACGACCATCTGCCGTTATCCAATCTTGCTGAACACGCTCACCGCCTGGGGCAAGTTTTGGCTGGGTAATGTATGAAATTGGAGCGCCAACTTGCATACTTGGGTGAGGGTTCCCAAGGCCAAGAATAGGTGGATTGTTGGCGTCAATTTTGTAGCCGCCATGAGTGTTAAGACCAAGCTTATTCCAATCATCAACCGACCAAACATAGCCATTGGGGTTCATTACACTTTGCATACCCTCCGGTAAGCTGTACTGAACGGCATTCTTGAACGTGGCAGGATTAAGAAATTGTTGGGTGTAAAGCTGGTATCCATCGCTTGTGACTAAGCCTTTTTTGACATAGTCATCGGGTATAAAAACATATTCTTTACCGTCAACCCCGGTAATGTTTGCGTATTTGCCCTCGCCATCCCAATAATTCCACGTTGGTTTATTGCTAGCCGCAGTTGGCAGTTCTGAGTTGAGGTACTTGGCGCTTTCAGCTTTTTTTGCTTTTAGCTCTTCCGCTTTCTTTGCTTGCGCCGCTTCATACTCTCTTGCTACACGCGCATCATTTTCCGCATGTTGCGCCGCAAGATCTGCATTGATTTTGTCGATTGCCGCTCTTAGATTGCTCATTACAGAACCACCTCTGCTCTATATGTGCGGTACTGCCCACCATCAATCTTTTCAATTGTGTGGGGCACGCCAAGCCATTTGTAAATGTTCATGAGCTTCAGATTATCAAAATATGTTTCGGCCTTTTTGAAGCCTTCTTTGGACATGCAATCCAAAAACTCATGAAGGTTGGAAGCAAACTTTGTCCAGTGATCTGCGTTTGCAGGATGCCACTCAACCACATCGTCTTTGGGGATCACGGTAAACAGTGAGTTGCCGATCTTTTTGATCTGTCCCTTGGCGTCAAAAAGCATCGTGCCAGCGTAGTAGGCATCCAGCTTGTCTTCTTCGCCCTGGTAGTTCTTTGCCAAGTCAATGGCAAGGATTTCTTTGATGGTCATCTTTTCCATGTTATCCCTCAAGCACCATGATTCCACACATGGCCATGGCCCAGTCCTGCCAATCGGTGTATGTGCGGTGATCTGGTATTGCAGATTGCGTGAAAAACCCAATACCGTTTATGCCATCAACCCAATTGCGCCATAGATCCTCGGGCACATTGCCGATCTGTTGGGGGGCAAATAGCTCCTCCATCAGCTTGCAATATTGCTCCCAGGTCATACCACGAGGGTCGTAGGTGATCATGGGTTGCCCGTTCCACGGACATCGCCGGTTTCCAATGACAACAAGATACGACCGGCAAAGTAATTGCCGTTTTGGGTGTTGCTTCCAAAGCGCAAACGCATCTCACGGCGTTGCTCACGCATGTCCACCTTCAGTGTGGTGTCGTCAAAGTAGTATGGATCAGACGGCTGGTCTGTGTCGTCAGCATAGCCCTTGCCAGTGACTATGAGGTACATCTGCTGGGCCTGTACAAAGTCAGGCTCAACCCGCTCACAGCGTGTCCACAGGTTATCCCCAGCGCCCTGGTTGGAGCCGACCAACCCGGTCATGGCACCCAGCGTGGGGGTTTCAAAGAACGAGTCAATGGCGTTTACCGTGTTGAGGTAGATCTGGTTGGTGCCGGTTTCATGTTGCCACATGGTGTATTTGCCGGTGCTGTTGGCCTCCGTACTGCCCCACACGGGGAAGCGGAAGACCTCGGAAAAGGTGCCTGCTGAACGACGAGCGCCCAGGGCCTCACCGGCGTCATACCAGCACTTCTCACGCACGTTGTAGATGATCGCATCCGTGCATTCGGTTGCATCCCCGCGGGGGTAGAACCACCAGACCTCGCCCCAGCGCGGAACCTTGGTACACCATACTTTTTGCCGCTGGTTGTAATTGACGTTGTCAAAGAACCAGTTCATGTTTTGCGTGTTTGGAACCTCTTGGACAACACCGTTGTACATCAGGAAGCGATCCACACCAGCCCAATAAAAGATGCCGTCATACTCCACCACGCACTGGCTGGACATGATTGAAGACTGGCTGGTTATCAGGTCATACCGCCAGTAGAAGGTGGCACCGCCCACGGTTGTGGGGCTGTAGGACACCCTAACCACTGAATCTGTCGTCCAAAACAACCCGGCAGGAGAGGTGGTACCACCACGCAGTGGGAGGCCCTTGATCACCTTGCCGGTGGACACTGAGGTTTCGTTGGCGTCCGCCGCAGTCCAATTGTTGAAGTCGCCTGCGGAACAGTTCTTGATCAACCCGTAATTGCCATAAACAAACAAATACGGGTGCAACATCACCACCCCACCGGATATGGACACGTTGTTGTCAAAGGTCAGGGTCACGGTCGCAGATGCGGTGGCCGCTTGGCTCAAAACCGCCGTCCAAACGCTTGAAACGAGGGACGCCGACACCACGGTGGTGCCTGCCGGGATACCCGACCCAGTCACTGCAACCCCTGGCCCAATGGCCAAAATGGTCGTTGCAAAGGTCACACTGGTCGAGGCGTTCGTGGTGGTGCCAGAGGCCGTAAAAACGCCGACAGCGGCCACTGTAGCCCCTCCAAACACCCCAAACAGGGGTCTGGTGTTGATGGTGCTGGTGATGTCATTCAAATTCTGGCCGGGATGGGCAATTATTTGGTTCACCCCACCGCCGGTGGAGTCGTATCCAATGTCAAACTGCCACAAGTTATCTGAGCTTGGGCTGAAGGTGGTCAGGGCGCTCACAGTCCCCACAAACCCCGATCCAGTGCCACCAACGCTTGCGGCCAACACAGTCAATGTGTCGGTCAGAGCGTACCCAAAGCCAGCCGTTGTGATGGTCACGCTGGCGATCTTGTTCAAAGCCACCACAATGGTCGCCAAGGCACCCGTTCCAGTACCGCCCTGGAGAGCTACAGCGGTGTAGGTTCCGTTGGTGTACAGCGACCCTGCGTTGGTGATTGTGACCGTCAGAATGGGGCCTGTTGGAAGGATGGGAGTGGGGCCAAACCCCACGCCATCATCGTTGTCAGTTGTCCACTGCTCCAACCCAGCGCTGTAGCCTGAAACCACATAGTTCAAGCCGTTTTGGGAGGACATGGTCATTCCACGGGATATGCCGGTGCCGTTCAGGAACATCCCACGGTACCCGCCCATCTTCCTTGGGAGCTTGTTTTGGAAACGCACCCATGAACCGTTCACATAGGACGGAGCATTGAATAAGGTTCCATCCCTTTGGATGCCGGGAAGGACGGTTAACTGAACAACCTTTGCGGTCATTAAAACGCCCCGCCAAGGATACCGGCAGGCACCAAAAGCCCGGTGGTTGTGAAGGTGGCCGCATTTGCCCCTGCAACCGCAATACCAAACTGGTTGGATGCTGGCAAATACAAGCCCGTTGTTGCGTCCCCTACGAACGACAAAGATGGGTTTGCGGCTGTGCCGTTGCCAATGCTCAATGCATTGATGAAGCTTGATGTTGAGGTTTGAGCGTTGTAGACGTTAGTGCCATCGCAAATGGCAATGATCGTTTGACCCTGGGGCAGGATGATGGTTGATGCGCCAACAGACCCCGTCTTGAAGGTCAGCGTAAATGCCCCTGTGGTGTTGTTTTGCAAACTGTAAAGCTGAACCGTAGCGGGAAGGATCACATTACAGTTGGATGTGAGGACACCCTGGTATTCCTGAATGATGCTTGAAGCCTCGGCAGAAGTCAATGTCACCGTCCCGCCAGTGACGTTTTTGGTCAACTGGGTGAAGAAGAACGTGGCTGATCTGCCGTAGGCATAGCTGAAGTAATTGGTGCCGTTGGAGGCCACCACAAACGACTCGTCAATTTGAAGCTGTGCGCTGGCATTTCCATCAATGGTGTTGGCTCCATTTGTGGCAATGTTCAAAATGCCGGTGCCATCGTTTTTGATAATTACATACCAGCTTGCACCAACGCCCGATGCGGATGGCAATGTCAAAGTCCCCGCACCACTTGACCACACATACATTGATGCGCGATCAGAGGGTAAAAATGTGTAGTTGGAATACGAAAGCGTCACGGGCACACTGCTGTTCAGTGTGGTGTTGATTGCGGTTAAACCGAACCCGGCCAAGGTGGCGGCATTGGCCTGAGACACCCCAGCACCAAATGTCACCGATGCCCATACCCCGTTTTGTGTGGAGTTGTTGGTCAAGTAAATGTACTGAGCAATACCTGATGCAACGCTGACCACGGTGGCCAGTGCAGGATTGGTCACTGTGAATGAGTTAGCACCAGTGTTTCGGATCAGCACTGATTGACCCGTAGATACTTCCGTTGCCGGTGGAAGAATAAGCTTCAAGTTGGCGACAGTGGCCGACACATCAATGATGTTTGCCACAACACTTGAGGTGTTGCCGTTGACTGGCCACTGCAAAGTGGTGTCGGCGGATATGGTCAGGCTCTCATAGCCCACCTGGGATGGGCTGATGGTCTGGCCAGTGTAGGGATTTACATATGAGGTCATGCTGATTCCTTCATGGCTTTTTGAATGGCTTTAGCGGCCCTCATTTTTGCCTTGGATTCTTCCGTGTGCTTTCTGCCGGTTTGAGCAACTTTCATTTTTGCCTTGGTTTCTGGTGAATGAAATTTTCCCAAACTGTTTTTATTACCCTTCAAAGCAATAGAACGCTTCATATTTGATTCTGCGCTACGGGTTTGGCCTTTTGCAGAATCTCGCATTTTTTGTTTTGATTCTTCAGAATAAACAAACCCAATCGTTCCTTCGCCGCCGTCCGTCAGGTTGTAACCATATGGGACTTTTGTATTTCGCTCTGCAATCAAAAGTCTTTCAATCATTTGCGCTGATTCCAAATCAAATGCGTCTGCGATATGAGTGAATACAAAATTTTCTATGCCATAAATTTTGATTGATGCGTGCAAATACTTTGCTGTGCCATTCATCCTGCGATGTTGACCCCATCTTGCTTCCAAGCTTTTTGTTAGGCCAACGTATTGCTTGGAAGTAATTAAATTAGTGACGATGTAAATATGATGCATGTCAACTATCCACGGCGATGGCCTGACGATCACCGACTCGCGCCACATCTTCGACCTTCAAAGAGGTGATGGCTTCGGTGTACTTTTGCTGAAAAACCTGCCGTGCATCATTCTTGAGGAATGGCATGGCCTGGAGCAACGTCCCATAAAGCATGGCATTGGGGGCGTTTTGAGTCAGCCAGTTGGTCTGGTTTGTTGAACTCAGGGGGGCGATGCGCTCGTAGTACAGCACTTCAAAGTTGTATGCCTGACTGGGGGTGGGGGCCACATACCAGTGCTCATAGTCCGTGTCGGCATAGTATTGAGGCAGACCGGTTTGTGTTTCATTTGGCCAGTAGTTGCGCAGGTACTCATACTTGCGCAAATAAACAGGCTGAGTGGAAGTGCCGGTATCGATGGTCATGGACACCGTTTTGCGCCACCGTGCAGGCTTCACAATC